TCAGGATCGGCCGATCTTCTTGACGGCTTCCGCGAGCCGATCGGTCACCAGATGAGCGTACCGCTTGGTCGACGTCGTCGTCTTGTGGCCCAGCACCCCGGCGACCGTGTAAAGGTCGATTCCGGCATTGATCATTTCCGATGCAGCACTATGGCGGAGGTCGTGAAACCGCACCCCCAGGTGCCCGGACTTCCGTCTAGCCTTGATCCACTCGTCTTTTATCTTCCACGCCGGCTCGGTAAATTTCACGCTGCGGGCAATAACGGCGATCCGAGGGTGAATCGGAATTAGCCGCGGTCGACCATTCTTCGTCGTGCCGAGAGAGAATCCGTCCTTGGTCGGTGTCGCGCGCAGGATTTCGCTCATCCGCATCCCGGAGTAGAACGCGGTTCGGATGGCGGCGCGTGTTTGTCGATGCGAGCAAGCTTTCGCGATTTCCAACATTTCGCGGCGCCCCTTGTAGACGTGGCGCTCGTCGCTTTGCTTCGGAATGACCATTTTTGCCGTCTGGTCGTATTCGATCTTCCCGATCTTGTGAGCGTATTTGATCGCCGCCCGAAGGTAGCCGAGCGTGTTGTGTATCGTTCCATCGGAACTCGGCTTTTTGGGGCGCCCTTGGCGGTCAACCTTAGCGCGCATGTATCCGGCGAACCGTATCGACCAGTCGTACAGCTCGAGCGCGTCCTGCGCATCGTACTCGGCCGCGTACTTGGTCAGAACCTGCAGCCGGCCCTTGCGGTCCTTCCATTCGGAACCCTTGTCCGTAACATGGATCCGGACGCACTCGCCAATCGTGACGATCGGCTTTCGCGCGCCCGTGGCGACTGCGTACACCTCGGCGTCCCATTGACGGCCTAACTCATCAGCTTCGCGCGCAGAAAGTCCTGCAGGGATGAGCTTTGTTTTTCGGATACGCGTGCCTTCAATGACGCGCTCGAACGTCCAGCGGAAACGCCTACGCCCATTTTTTGTGATGGTTTCGATTGGCATGATGCGAGGAATCGATATAGCGAATCGAGGTCGTACACGTACGTTTTGTGGCCTAGCCGGAACCGCTGAATGACGGTGCAGGCCCGATCGATTCGACTGATGTTTTGATACGGCACGCCGAGAATCGCTGCCGCTTCCTTTGCGCTAACGCGCTTACCGCTTTTCAGGTCCATCGGTCCTCCGCAGCTAGATGACCCTTGTGGGTCATAGATCGATGTCGACATATTTGGTGACGAACCGTGCGGCCTCGGAGTGGTGGCGACGGTAGACGATGCGGATGCCGCCACCGAGGTCGAGCGGCCGGCCGCGTTCGTTGTCGTCGTTCAACGCCGCCTGGCGATCGCAGCAGACCGAGCGCAGCGTGGCGGCGAGGCGAACCGGATCGTCGAGCAGACGAAGCAGGAAGTCGTGGTTGATCTCGATGATGGTTCGCGTGCTCATCGGACCGCCTTCAGATAGCCGTGCAGCTGCTCTACGTATTCCTCGTGCGTCGGATGGTCGGAGACGACCAGCGTGCAGTGGTGACTGGTGTAGACGCCGCCACCGATCGACCGCACCGGCATTTCGCCGGCGGCGATGAGCGCAGCCATGTCGGTCAGCGCGTCCGCGAGGTTCTTGGGCGTGTCTGCCTGGATGACCGCCTCGAACTGGACGGCGCGTTTCGGGGGTTCGCTCATGATTGAGGCTCCGTGGTGTTCTGGGTGTCGGCCGCGGTAGTCCGTGCCTCGCGGCGCGCCGCGACGAACTGCTCGAGCCATTCGACTGCGTCGTCGGGCGAGCCGAGCGCGCCGCTGACGCGGCGGCGCTTGTTCATCGCACCGCATTGTCGATAGGTGATCGGAATGGCGCCGGCGGCGATCGCAGCGGCACGTTTGCTGATGGCGATGTCGAAGTGCTCGTCGCGCGTGCCGCGGTGCTGGATCCACTTCGGATTGACGTCGATTGCCCGGACCATGGCGAGCAGCTCGTCGGAGGTGTCCGCAATGAGGTGCGACATCTTGTAGACGCGACCGCTTGCCGTTTTGAATTCGCCTATCGGATGGCGATACATGTCGTCGACATAGACGGTCATGCTTGTACCCATCCCTTCGACGTCGAACGGATCCTTCCGGTCTTGCGCAGCGCTTGCAGGCGCCGGTCGACGATGCGCCAGCCCACGACTTCACCGAACGTGGTCGGTCGACATTCCTCGCGCGCGAGGCGCTCGCTTTCCTCGCGCGCCGCGCCGGTATTGACCGCTGCGAACTTCTTCGGCGTCTCGTCGATCGACGCGACGATCAGCGCGTCGAGTTTTTCGTATTTGCTCATTGCTTTTCTCCTGCCAGGTCGGCGTCACGGTCGAGGCGCTCGATCTCGGCGAGGATCAGGGCGCCGGCTTTGACGAGATTGCGGCGCCGTCCCGTAGGCTTCCACCACGATGCATCCCATGGCCAGAAGAATGGCGCTGGCGCGCTGTCGTTGAACAGAGCATATGCACCGGCCGCAGTAGCCAATTCACCGTTGGCATGCTCGTCGTCGTGCTGCGGCGTCCAGCCTTCCTGATCGACCTGCCGACGGCGTTCGGCAATGACGTCCCGCACGGCCTGCGTGTCGTGCGCCACCCATGCAGGCGATTTTCCGAGCGGCGGATTCCACTGTTCCGCGCCGTCCAGGTAGGTATAACCCTTGGCTTCAAGGGTTCGCACGGCCGCGTTCCGTGCGCGGAGTGCTGCATCGTGTGCTTCGTCGCACGCTTTGCGCATCTTGAAAAACCCGCACGGTTCGGCAGTACCGTTCTCGACGTTTCGATCGTCGCCGCAATCATTGAGGCAATCGCAATTCGGTTTCGTGGTCACTTAGGTTCTCCTATGGGAGCGGCGTCGGTCTTGTAGCGGATCGCATGTAGTTCTTCGATGGCGATCTTCTGCCATTCCGCTCCGTGATCGAGTACGAGCTTCACTAGCCAATGCAGGACATGGGCCTGTTCGTCTTCGGCCTTCGTCTTGATGTCGGCACCGGCGGCACGCATTACACGCGCGATACGCCCGCACCAGAAGTTAGGCCGGCCAAGCACGTGGCGCAGATCGTCTATCAACTCATCCGGGTAGGCGCGCACGAGACGCGTCGCGTCGGCTGTCGAGCGTGGCGCGATCGTGACGCGCTCGAGCATGTCGATATGGCCGATGGCTTTGCCGCTGCAGATCGGGCACGGAACCTGAACGGCCTCATGCGGCTCCGACTGTTCAGTGCTGAGCAGCGCCACCTCATTGAAGGCGAGCACCAAGCCGTTGCGCTCCGAGTGCGCCGGCTCGTCAAGCGGACCTTTCTTTATCAGACCGTCGAGCTTGCGCAGGATCTCGGCGACGGTGGCCTCGCGATCGGCGTTCGGCCAACGGAAAGACCTCTCCACCTCGGCGTGCGGCTCCGTGCACGCCGAGCAGCGGAACGGCTTGTACCACTTACGAACTTCCGGCGAGAACTTCTGGTAGCGGCTGTCCGTGATGTACTTCGTATAGACGGTCGTGGTCGACTCCCACGCCATCGGCTCCGGCCCCGGCTCCGCATTGCCGCGACAATGCGGATCGGCCATCCAGTCTTTGTCGCCGCACTTCACGCATCGCTCGCCGGATTCGTCCCACTGGTGTGACCGCGGCTCCGACTGGCCCGGATGGGAAAGAAGGACGCGCGCGGCTTTGATGAGCTGAGCATGCTGGCCGCGAACGGCGTAAAGCATGTTGGGCGTTGCGTTCAGGTCGAGTCCAGCGTCACGGAACACGTCGAGGATCTGCTCGTCCGTCAGCACGTTGTCATTCGGCATGGTTGGCTCCTGCGGCTGCCGAAATCGCCTCGTACGAACTTTCGCCCCATGCCTCCTGTACGTGCGTGGCAGGCCACGCGCCGCGCGTGCCTTCCGGCACTACGTCGTAGAAGCAGGTGTATCCTGGGTCTCGAGAAGGACGAGTTTTCATCCAGATATGCTTCGGCATACCAAGCGGCCAGTCGAATCCCTCGGCGCGCACCGCGCGCATGAACTCGTGGACGTCGTGGTGCCCGCGCGAGATGATGATGTACACGTCCTCGCCGATGCTTTCCACTTCGAGCGGGTAGTTACTTGGCACGGTCTTCCCCTTGGAGAAGGGCGCGGATTCGAGCGATGTGCTCCTGCCGATCCTCGCGGATGGAACTGCCGATGTAGCCGATCGCGAGCTTGAGCGTGTCGACCAATTCGTCCGTCAGCCCGACCCGAGCGTCTGCCTGCGCGGCCTCGTCGCGACCCTTCTTAAGCCCGCGGTTGTATCCGAGCGAGTAGAGGTTGCCGCCTTCACGTGTCCGGGCGAGTGCCGGGAGTCGGTCTTTGTTACCGCCGGCCTGCGGAGGATCGATTTCTGGAAGCGCGTCTGCCTTCGCGGGATGTGGGGCGGCGGCAAGCATGGCCTGATAGTCGGAACGCACTTCGGCTCGTACCAGCGCATCGCCGTAGAAATCCGAGTCACCCTTCGCGATGCCGGCTGTGACCATCTCGTCGGTCGGCTCGACCGGCACGATCACATAACCGGCCTTACGCGGCACCGCTTCCGCCGCCATAGCGGGAGAGCGGACGGTGACCGGGTGCATCGACGTCCAGCGCTCGATCGTCTTATTGGCGTAGTCGCTGGCAGCGCTCCAGCTATCGGCTTGGTCGGGTATATCTTCGCGATCGTAGTGCTGACCTTCGCGCCACGCTGCGCGCAGATACGCGAACAGATCGCGAACGTCGAGCATCACCATATACGGTTCATCCGCCCGTTCCGCCCCCGTCTCGTTGGCGGTCAAATCGCAGAACGCAACCGGGCGCACCTTCCAGCCTTGCACCAACTGGTCGTGCTTGCCGTCGAAGTCGGCCGTGAAGCGCGATACATGGCCGGTCGGCGAAATCCATGCCCAACCGATCGGCGCGCCCGCCTTGTTGGCAGAGGAGGCGCGGACTGTCTCTCCGGCCAAGAGCGAATAGCGCCCGCTGCACTTCGGGCATGCGACGCTCATGACGTTCTCTTGGCCGCATCCGGGGCACTTATCCTCGGCCGGAGACGGGCCGGTCCAGCCGCACGAGTGGCCGCACGCTGCATCGGTAGGATGGCTGTCATTGATTCCGACGTGGCTGCATTCGTCGCATTGGCGGCACTCGACGTATGCCTCGAACGCCGCCCGCTCGTCCGCCGGTGCGGGTGCGGCGGCACGCGCCTCCTGATCTTCACGTTTCAGGCGCTCACGCATCGATTCGCGCTTCTTCTCGCGCACGTACAGCGCGACCGGTCCGTCCTCGGTGTCGTAGATCTCGAGCAGCAGCCAGCCATCTCCGGCCGGCGCACTCGGCGTCCAGAAGCTGCAGTTCGGATCGTTCGACTCGACGTACTGGTCGTATGCATCAGCGTCGACGTCGGTTTCCATGCAGACGAACGTCGATTCGATGCCGAACGCGCTTAAGAACGTCAGATAGTTCACATCCTCGTCGAGGGCCGGGATCGCTGGATGGGTGAGCCTGCCGTCACGGTCGCGCATAATTTCGCGCGGCGTGAGGATCGCGTTTCGCAACCCTTGGAGATCAGCCGGACCAGTCTGCCGCGCGACGAAGGGCGCGATCGTGTCGCCGATGAGGGTGCGCAGCTCGGCCTTCTCGCGCTCAGCATTCGCCAGGGCGTTGCCGTGGTCGAACGGTCCATCGATCAGCGACCAGGCGGACGCGTAGACCTGCGCCTGTTCCATGATGGTGTCGGTCAACGCCGCGCAGTGTGTATTGGTGGTCATGGTGATCCTCATGCGAAGTCGATCGCGCTTTGCTCGGCGCGTTTCGGCGTGGAAGTGAAAAGCGATTCCTGGCGCTGCGCATCCTCAATGCGGCGGCAGGCGATTTCGAAGTACTTCTGCTCGATTTCGATGCCCGTGAACTTGCGCCCCGCGCGGATCGCAGCGACGCCCGTCGTTCCCGATCCCATGAACGGGTCGAGCACCATGTCGCCGTCCTCGCTCCAGAAGCGCATGAGCCAGTCGAAGTGCTCGAGCGCACGACTGCACGGGTGGCCGTTCGCTTTCCGTCCGCGTGGCTGGACCTTCGGCGACATGCCGGGAATCAGATGGCAGCCGGGCCCGCTCGCAATCGGCTCGCCGAATCCATATGCGATCTCGTTTCCACCGAGCTTTCGGCCGATGTAGCCGGGCATCACGTACTGCAGGATCTGCGCGACGAAGAATGGCATCAGTGGCGTGATGGCCGTCAAGAACCGCGGGTCGCTGTCCGACCGCATCACGACAACCATGCGTTTCGGCAGACGCATCGCACCGATCGCTTCCTCGAGCAGCTCGTACGGTCGATCGTGGCCTTGCAACAGCCCTGCCGGCACGTTTGGCCATACCGGGTCGGTGATCACTACGTCGGCTCGAGGAAGTGTCTCGAGCACTTCCCGGCAGTCACCGAGGTAGAGTGTCGCGTCACCGATCTGCACCTTCTCTGCTGTCATGGTGGTGTGGTCCTCAGCTGTTCAGTGATTCGACGAGCTCGATACGCTTCCCGATCCAGTACATGACGGTCCTGGCCATGCTGTTTCCGAGCGCCTTGTAGCGCGGCCCGTCTGCGGCAGGTTTGCCGCGCACGATGATTCGGGTGTAGTCGTCGGGGAAGCCTTGGAGGCGCTCACATTCGCGAGGGGTAAGGCGGCGAACTGCTGATCCATATTGAGCGAACGGAACTCCGCCTGTTACGTTTCCGTTCCCTTTGCGGAGCGTTCCCATTTCGCCGACGTTGCTGCCTTGACACTGGAACACCACAGCGAGATGACCGCCGCCGTTGTGGTGCGAGCCGGCGTGCCCCATGCTGCGCATCGTCGATGCGATTTCGCCAACGCCGAATCCATTTTGGCCGGAGGCCTTACAGTCGAAGGCGATTGCCGGCGGATGCGCTGCGGCCGCAAGCGGATGGCAGGGATCGCCCGCGCGCGGTTGACTGCCGTTCGTCGGGCTGGTGATTTGCGTTGTGTCGAAGGCAATGGCACCCACGCCGATGCCTCCGCGTCCACCGTTGGGCGTCAGGATCGCGTTCGCAGTTCCGTCCTGGCGATACTCGAGCGCGTGGCCATCATCGCGCCCGCGAATCGCCAGCGTGTATGGCTGACATGGGACGATTGGTGTGCCCCGACCGGTGCCATCCTCGCTTGCATCGAACCCTTCGCCGCGAAGCGCATGAGCTACTAGGAATTTCCCGTCGTCGTCCTGTCCATTGTGGCCACCAGGGTGAGCGCCCGGTGCAATGGTGCCGGCAACTCTTTGCCACGTTTCGCGGCTCGGCGCAGGATGCCCGAGCAGGCTTTCGCGCTCAAAAAGTACTGCTGCGGCACGTCGCCAGTCTCCAAGATGTCCGACAACGAACACACGGCGGCGTCGCTGGGCCACTCCGAAGAACTGAGCGTCAAGAACGCGGTATGCGAACCCATACCCGAGTTCTGCCAGGCCGCCGAGGAAGGTTCCAAAATCCCGTCCGCCGTTTGACGACAAAACACCGGGGACGTTTTCCCAAACCAGCCAGCGGGGAGCGTAGCGCTGAGCAATGGCAAGATAGGTGAGCATGAGGTTGCCACGCGGGTCAGCCAGTCCTTTCCGGAGCCCGGCGACGCTGAAGCTTTGGCAGGGAGTTCCGCCGACGAGAAGATCGATAGTTGCATCGGGCCAATCCTTGAATTTGGTCATGTCGCCGAGGTTCGGTACGCTCGGGTAGTGGTGCGCGAGCACGGCGCACGGGAACGGTTCGATCTCGCTGACGAAAGCGGTCTGCCATCCGAGCGGATGCCATGCACAGCTCGCGGCTTCGATGCCGCTGCAAACTGATCCAAATCGAAATGTCATTTGGCTCCTTAGTCTCCACACATGCAGTCGATGAGGGCGTCGTCTTCTTTGGCCTCGGGAAATGCAAGCGGAATTTGCTTCGCGTAGAACTCGGCTTCCCGCAGTAGTTCGGAATAGCAGGGGCGGTCGTTTCGGAACGTGGCACCGGACGGGCGGGATTCTTCGTTAATCCACCATGCGGCCAGATCGGGTTGCGCAACGAACGCGCGAACGATCTTGTGCCGCGCCTTCAGAAAGCAGCCATCGCAGTTTCCGAAATCGCCTTCCGGATCGAGTGCAAGGTCGAAGGATTGGGCACGCCAGAACGCGAGGACATCGGCCTTACGCACGTTGGCGCGCGCGAGCGGTAGACTCGGGATGCCGCCGCCATTATCGCGACCCGGTGCGAGCAAACGCGCGACGCGGCGTGGCTCGTCGGCCCGAATTCCCATGACGTTGTCCCACTGGTCGTAGCCCCGCGAAAGCATGAACGCCCGACCGGCTTTTACCTTCAGGTTCGCCGTGCACGTCCGCATCACCGGATTCGGTAGGATGCCAAGTGCTTCGTTCAGTCGTGAGAACGGTTCGCCATCCCGGCTGGCGGTTTCGAAATTCACGATCCTGACGTGGCAGCGCGACCGCGAACCTTCTTCAAAGCCATCCCATTCGATCCAGGTGATTGGCACATGCCAACGATGCGCACACTCATTGATGAACTCCAGCGTTTCTTCGCGCTCCTTTCCGGTGTTCTGGAACGAGACGATGCAATCATCCGGTACGCCGCCGTTCGCTTCGAGCAACTGATGCAGCATGTAGCCCGACGTGCGGCCGCCGCTGAAACAGATCTGCGCCGGTCCCTCGATCAGATATGGGTTACGCGAAGTCATCGGATCCTCAATTTGTTGCGTCAGCATCAGGGGTGAGTGCTCGGCTCGCATATGGCAGCGTGGGGTAGCATGAAAGCTGCTTGCGCTGCATCGTGTTGGCTTTGTGACGGCGCCCACCCGTCACTCCGAGCACCCACCGTTGAAGCCGATGGAAAAAAGCGGGGCGAGACATCCGCCCCGGGAAGTGCCGCGCACAACGAGGGGCACGCGGCAGGCCACTGCACAGAAGACGGTTTATTCGGCGGAGGCGAAGGGGTTGCCGAAGAAGAACGGGTTGCCCGTCTTTTCCTTGATCGTGCTGATCACGGTCGTCGCGGCCGCCTCGAGCACCTTGTCGGAGCGGATCAGTTCGAACCAGAAGACGAGCTTGCCGTCGCGCACGCGGTAGCGCAGGCGCGCATCGATCTGGTACGCGTCGCCGTTCCAGAAGACCGGCACGCCGATCGCGAAGCGCTCGAACACGGACATCTTCTGCAGCGTCTGCGCGTCGTCGTCCTGGACGAACGAGAGGTTGACGCCACCGTTGGAGAGCCGGATCGCGCTCTTGAACCGCATGTCCTGCGTCGCTTCGAACGACAAGGCCATTTCGAGCATGGCCGAGCCGCTCGGCAGGCCGGAACCGTCCGGGCTCGCGATGTCCTTCAGGTTGTCCTCGATGAACGCGGCGAATTCCGTCTGGGTGAGCTGCTTCTTGTTCATGCCCGTCCAGCGGCGCCATTCCTCGCTGAACTCGGGCGAGTACAGCGCGCGGTGATCGCGCCAGGCCGGCTTGGAGTCGTCAGCGCCGTGGTCGTTGATGATGCCGGTGAACGCGATCTTGCCCTGCACGTAATCCGCGAGGCACCAGATGGTGCAGTCGGTCAGCGAACCGTGGCGCTTCACGTAGTCGATGAAGCTGTCGGCGTCACGCACGCGCACCACGGCGACCTTGCGCAGCGGCGCAGCCAGCGTCTTGTGCTCGTCCTTCTCGATGAGTTGCCAGTCCGGCGGCAGCGCGATGCGGCGCACGGCGGCCGCAGTGTTCGAGCCGATGTCGATCGGCTGCTTCATTTCGCGCGCGAGCGTTTCGGCGAGGTTCTGATTGGTGTCGTCCATAGCTTCCGGGGTTCCTTTCGGGTAGAGGGAGGGTTAAGCCGTCTTGAGTTCCGACGGCGGCGCGTCCGAAGCGCCATCGACGCGCTTCAGGTCGAGCTTCTGTTGACGGGGATCGTCCGCAATCAGGTTGCCGTCCGGTGTCGCGAACAGCATTGCTTCCATCGGTTCCTCGGCCGGCTTCTTCATCGTGATCTTTCCGCCGATGTGCATTGCGCCGCCGCGGGTCGCCTTCTTGACGGCAATCGTGATGGTCAAGACGCCGCCTTTGCCGCTGGTGTCGACTGCGTTGACGAGTTCGGCAAGCTTGTCGCTTGCCTGGTCGATGAAGACACCGCCGCCGATGTGGCGCAGCGTGTCGGTAATGGGTCTGACGCTCATGAAATCTCCTTCGAAGGTTGGTGGCGGGTCAGTCGTTGTCGTTGGCGGCGCGGGACTTCGCGTCGCGGAAGGGGGAAGGTTCGATGGATGCCTCACGGGCGGCGCGCGCTTCGGCGCCGAGCGCGAGGCAACGGCGGATCAGCGGGTTCGTGATCGCGTCGACAGCCGATCCCGGCACGCGCTGCAGGCGGAATTCGCGCGCGATCATGGCGTCGGTGACGGGAAGCGTGCCGGCCATGATCAGTGCACCTCTTCAGAGTCCACGAAGTGCAGCGCCGCTTCTGCTGCGCTGCGTCCCACGGGAAACGGCCACGTACCATCCGGAAGGACTAGGCGTAGCTCGTTACCGAAGTCGTCCCGGACGATGAAAGGCATCGGCTGTGACGGCCAGAAGTCGTAGTGAAAAGTCACCATGTCAGGCACCTCGCACCATGCCGGCGCGCACACGGGCCGTGTCGGCCTCGTCCCATTGCTGGGCGAGAGCGAGCACCAGGACGACGAAGAGCAGGGCGGCGAACGACTTCGCCCAGAAGATCAGGAGCGCCTTCATGCCCACACTCCCATCAGACGCTCGAGCGGGGGCGCGACCGCGCCGGCGAGCAGGTAGAACGCCGCCAGCGTGACGAGCGGCGCCCAATCGCGCTTTTTGCTAAATACAGGCGATTGTTTGTATTTCCGAAATACAAGCTGGAGGCTGTTCATATTGTTCTCCGCGGTTGGTCAGTGCCGGTGGAGGTCGTCGTCGTTCATGCGCTTGATCCCGCGAACAAGCGCGATACCAAGCACGACGACGACGGCTACCACGCCGATCAGAATCTTTTCCATGTGAGGATTCCTAAATAAGTGCCGAAACACTGAAAACACGACATCCGGGACCGCGCTCAAAGAAGGGCACTGAAGGTCAATGCCCTTCGATCAGCGCAGTCGGAAACCCTCAAGGGCGCGCACTCGGTGTGGTGCTTGCACTGCGTCGGTAGGTTGATGCGGAGGATCCGCGACCGAATGCGCGCTCTTGAAAGCTGTGTCTCCCGCACTTTGAGAATCTGTCATGCGGCGGGTGGGCGGGGCATGTATGCGACAGGGCGAAGCCCGGGCAACTTTTATCCCATCAGTCAGGTTAAAGAACGTCCGCCGAAGCGGTTGCGCCCGATGGCGCGGTCATCATCAGTGCACGCATCACGTGCATACAGCGGGCCGTTACTCCCCCTTCCTCCCGCCGTTTCGACCTGTCATACGGTGAGGGCGCTTTCGCTCCACCACGATTCCGTCGCGCGGCCGTCGCCGGCCTTGTAGCGGATGAAATACTGATTCGAGGTATCGGCGTATTCGGCGCGGCCGATGACTTCACCGGTTTCGCCGCTGGCGGTGATCGTGACTTCGTCGCCCAAACTGAACTTGAATCCCATCTCGTTTCCTTCGTTTTGGTGGTGAGCCCTTGGCGGGGCGGTTGCGCAGAGGTAAGTGCTGCGTTGGGATGAATTTAAGCATACTCAAATCGCAATGGCAAGAAAATTTGAGCATGCTTAAATTTCGGTGCGTTCCATGCCTCGGCCGAGACGTGAGCGCAACTCGCCGATTTCGGCTAATCGCCAGCGTAATTCAGTTGAATGCTGTCACGATCCTTGGCAAGATACTGTACAAACATACAGTGTTTTGGCGGACGCGAATGGGAGCGATGATGGCGAAGGGGAAGGCGACTCGGGGACGGCTTCGGTGCAAGCCCGGAGACCTGGCGCGAATTAAATACGCATGGAATCCATCGTTGGTAGGGCGCCTCGTCGTGATAGGCGAGCAGCACTCTTCAACTGAATGGAACGTGACGCTGCTTGGAGGTGTCGGCGTGACGCTGACCAAGGACCGGCGACAGATGACGGCGACCAGTAGGCTGCTTGCCTACGATGCCGCACTTGAGCCGCTTGGTCAGCTGGACGAAATGGACGATGCGGTTATGGTTGAAGGTGAGCGCGATGCCCGTCCTTCGCCTCGTCCGGATTTTTCAGAATCGAATTAACAAGCACTTCGATCGCAGCGAAGACGTCGTCGCTGACCCCGGCGGCATCCGCGCTGCGAATAGCATCGACTGCAGCCTGCGCGGTTCGTGAGCGGAGCGCAGTTGGTGGGGCGGCGTCTTCTTCTGGCGCATCGCCGTCTCGCATCGGACCAACCTTGTTCCAAAGCCATTCAGGCCGAACCTTCAGGTACCGCGAGAGCCCGAACAGGGATGCCGCTTTCAACTCCTCGGTGCTCCCTTTGTACCAAAGCGTGACCGCTGACGACGAAACGTCAGCAGCGCTCGCTAGATCCTTCTTGAGGATCTTCACGCCGAGCTCGCCCTCCCGGATATGGATCGCGTGCGTGAGGCGGTCGATGAAGGTGGCAAGGGATTTCATTTAAGCAAGCTTAAACAATGTGATTTGAGTGAACTTGACTTGTCAATTTGAGTCTGCTTAAATTCGTCTCATGGAACATGACAAGCGCGATCTGTATGCATGCCGGCTCATTGACGAGCTTGGCGGCACTTCTGCCGTGGCCAATCTCTTCGAGATTGACCCTGGCGCGGTGTCGCAATGGCGGCGAAACGGGATACCGAAGTCGCGCATGCAGTACCTCCGACTCGCGCGTCCCGATGTTTTTCTGAAGCTCGGCGAATCGAAGGAGGGGGGCTGATCCAGTTGCGATGTAAGCAGTCTAGAGAAAGCAGTATTCCGGGGCATTCCCGGATTTTTGAATGTCGGGGAACAACAATGAATGCAGTGGCACAACCTATTTCTTTCACTGGCGCGCGTAGTACGCCGGTCGTCGAGCGTCGCCTGCGCGAAGCTTTAGCCGACCCGAAGGCCAAGGCGGCAGTCCTCGAGGCGACCGGTTGGGACGCCTCCATGCCTTCCAAGATCCTGAGCAACGGCGCCGGCATCACGCTCGAGCATCTCAACACCGTGCTCACCTCACTCGGCCTTGTCGTGGTTCCGGAAAGCTATATGGACTATCTCGCGCAGGGGAACGTGATCGGCAGCAATTGCCGGTGCGCGCGCGAAGGGTTCGGAGAGTGCGGCGGCCGGTGATCTAGCGGCAGGAACCCCGTCACAAGCGCTTTCTCCGGAGAGCCCTTCTGTCTGGGTTTCGTAGTCCTAAGCGGCTGACGGCCGCAGGAGAGCCGCATGGATGATTTTTTCAGCGCCCGTACGGGCCATCGCGTCTCCGAGACGCAGCAAGACAGTTTCCACGCCATTCCCGTGGCCGAGCTCTCGGCCAAACAACAGATGGTGATGGACTGCTTCGATTCGCCTGAGACCTTGCTCACTCGCGAGGACATTTCGGCGCGGACGAATCTCAAACTTTCCAGCGTGTGCGGTCGATCGCGCGAGCTGCTCGACGCTGGACGCCTGGCGAAGCGCGGCAAGCGCGAATGCACCGCGACGGGCAAGCCGCAAGAGCTGCTCGGCCTGCCGGTCGCGTGACACGACCCGATTGCGATCCGCTGCCTATCGAGATAGCGGCTTCAATTCTCCCTGGAGGAAACGTGGCAAAAAATTCCATCGACGCATACGGAGCGAAAGGCAAGGGCAACCTGCTGGAGTTCGATCCGGAAGACCTGGTGCTCGTCGAAGACAAGACGCACCCGCTTTACGACTCGCGTGTGCACCTCCCGCTCGACGAGGCAATGGTGCGGAACATCGACTTCCAGGGCGTCATCCAGCCTATCGAAGTCACGAAGAATCCCGAAACGGGCGCCATCGAGGTTGTGACCGGCCGGCAGCGGGTGAAGAACGCCATCGAGGCGAATCGCCGGCGGCGCGACCGTGGTGAGCCGATTCGGCTCGTGCCAGGTTTCGTTCGCCGTTTGCCGCCGAAGCTCCGCAATCAGATCTTGTCGGCAACGACGGCGAGCGAGAACGCCATTCGCCAGCAGGAAACCCCGATCTCGCGCGCCGAGAAGATGGCGCTGCAGCTGACGTTTGGCCGCAGCGAAGACGATCTCGCGACGATCTTCGGCTGCAACCCGGCCACGGTGCGCTCGACGCTGGCACTGCTCGACTGCTGCGCCGACGTGCAGAAAGCGGTGGAGGGCGGCGCGGTGAACGTCACCCACGCGGTGATGCTGTCCAAGCTGTCGCCGGCCGAGCAGCGCGTGAAGGTGCGCGAGCTGGTGAATGCTGGCGCCGGGAAGACCGGCCACGAGCGCTCCCGCGCGCAACGTGCAGTGATGGACGGCGGCGCGCCGCGGCAGAAGACTCGCAAGCAGATCATGGCCGAACTGGCGAACGCCACCGGTGAGCGCGCAGAAGCGCTTCGGTGGGTTCTGGGTCTCGCCGATAGCGAAACGTCCCCGAATGCCGATCAGCGTCAGGCATCGACTGACGAGGCAGCATGAGCATCAAGGTCCAAACGATGGTCTGGGACCGCTTTCCGGGCGAGGACCATGAGTTGTTGCTCGCGTTGAAGCTGGCCGACTTCTGCGACGACAACGGCGAGCACATTTTCCCGAGCATCGAAACGCTGGCCGAAAAGACGCGTCGTTCCGTGCGCGCCGTGCAGTACCAGATCAAGAGCATGGTCGAGCGCGGTTGGCTGATCCTCGTCGCCAATGCGGCCGGTGGTCGTGGTCGTGCGTGCGAGTACCGCATCAATCCCGCCTGGATAAACGGTGCAGAGATTGCACCCATTTCCGCTGGCTCAAAGGGTGCAACGAATGCACCCATCGCAAAGGGTGCAACGGGAAGCAAAAAGGGTGCAACGGACGACGGAAAGGGTGCAATGGGTTTCGCAAAAGGGTGCAATGGGTTGCACCCGATTCACCATGAACCACCACAGGAACCGTCAGAGAATCACCAAGGCGCACGACGTGCGCCCAAAGTTGCGGCTCACGGCGAGCTGCGTTCGATCGAACTGCCCGACTGGCTAGCGTTCGAGGATTGGGACATGTGGTGCGAACACCGCGAGGCGAAGCACAAGGACGCGCCATGGACTCGCCCAGCGGCGACCGTGTCGATCCGGAAGCTGACGAAGCTGCGATCACTGGGGCAAGACCCGAAGGCCTGTATCGAAGAAGCCGTGCTGCGGGGCTGGACGGGCCTGTTTCCGCTGAAAGGCGACGTGGCGGCTACGTCGTCGGGTGCCGGAACCACTGTCGCGCCGGACTGGTGGAAATCAGCGCCGGGCATTCGCGAGCGCGGCAAGCAGCTGGGCATCGAAGAAAAGGCCGGACAAGCGTTCTACCGGTTCAAGGCGAAAGTCTTCAAGGCGGCCGGCCCGGGCGAATGGATGGAGGACATGTTGCGTACGGTGAGCCGCGAAAGCGAAGAGCGCTACGAGGCCCTATACGCCTACTTCAACGACATTCCGCGAGATCAGGCCTCGCAAGCGGAGGCAGCGTGACGAAGCGCACCTCATGGCCGATGCGGATAGACGCTGACGCGCAAACCGTCGGGACGGCGCGCGTGCGGGACAGCTGGGCCGTAGGCCGTGGCTCGGCGGCGCGGCAGATCGCGCAACAAACCGGTGTGCAGCCGCCATCCGAATTCGACGACATCGCGAGCGGTTTCGATCCGGGCGCACCGGTACCGCTTTCGATGCAGAAGGAGCCGAAGTACCGCAATCGGAAGTGCGAACACAACGGCATCCGGTTCGACAGCGAGAAAGAGCGCGCGCGGTATTTCGAGCTCGTCCGAATGCAGGCGGCCGGCTTGATCCGGGAATTGCGGCTCCAGGTGGCCTTCGTTCTGACCGAGCGCCTGCAGCGCGACAACGGGACCTGGGAGCGGGCGTCGAAATACGTCGCGGATTTCGTCTATGTCGACGGGGCGACTGGAAAGCAGGTGGTCGAGGACGTGAAGTCGCCGATCACCAGGAAGAACGCAACGTACATCCAGAAGCGGAAAACCATGCTGGCGGTGCACGGTATCACGATCAAGGAGGTTTGATGGCTGACGGAAAGGTGGGTCCAGTCTCGAAAAAGATCATCGAGTGCGTGAAGGCGAATCCGGGAATCCATGCCGCCCGGATCGCGCGAGTGTTGGGTCTAAAGCAGGACGGCGGCGGTCTGCGTGCGACCGTCCGGAAGCTGATTTCGGACGGGTATCTCTCGCGAATGGCGGTGGACGGCGTTCCGGACGGCGTGTTTCACACGGCACTGCCACTCGAGTACACCGGCAAACCCTTCAAGGGGTTCAACGAAGCTGGCATTTCGAAGCGCTCGCGGCAGATCCAGGAGCGTATCGCGGCAGACATCGAGAAAGAGCAACGGCTCGCCGAATCAGCTGCGTGGGCTGGGAAGGCGATTCGAGCGATGGTTGACGCCGGACGAGCCGCGGCATGAAGCGCTCCGGTTTCGGCCCGCGCAAGACGCCGATGGCGCGAGGCTCGTGGTCCCGTAAAAGCTCACCGCTGCCCGAACAGGCGCCGCGAAAGAAGGCGATGACGCGTCGCGCGAAGCGGCCGACCGTCGCCGAAGGCTCGAAGTACTTGGCGGCGTGCCGCGGTGAGCCGTGTTACCTGCGCGTTCCCGGAGTATGTCGGCGCAATCCAATGGACGACACAGTCGTGCCGTGCCATTCGAACCAAGGGCGGCATGGGAAGGCAGGAAATCTGAAAGCCAAAAACGAATTCACTGTTCCCGGCTGCGGCGCCTGTCATGCCTGGATCGACCAGAACCGCGTAGGGACGCCAAGGCAAGTCAAGTTCGATGTGTGGGATCGGGCGTTTGAAATGTGGGAGCCGGTGCGCGCCCGAAAAATGGGAGAGGCAAATTGCCAGTGAGATTGTGGGTTGAGATTCCGGACGGCGTATATGCCGCTCCGAGACGCCGTGGTGCCGGCGGAACGGTCTTCGTTGAGCAAACACGTGAGATCGACGCGACTGTATTTCGAATCGCCCGCATCGCGACCGTCAAGCGCCAACTGATCACCGCTGTCGAGGTGGATGCATTCATTCCGGAAATGCACCGCGGGCGCATTCCGCAGGGCGATCCGCGGTGGGTGTCGCCGGGGGTATTCCGCACGAGGGCATACGTCTATCGAAACCAGAAGTCGCGCGAGCTCGGGCAATTCATCGAGAGCGGCGAACTCGTGCGCAATTTGGAGGATCAGGGATGACGCCGGCGAAATATCAAGCCGCCCTGAGCGGGCTATCTGCGATCGCGAAGAAGGTCCTCGAGATGGTCCCGATTCAGGAGGCTTGGTCGCGCTCCGAAATTGCCGGCCATCTCTTGCGGGTAACGAAGAGCTCGCCGGACGCCGCAGTAATCGACGGGTGTCTCGGCCGGCTGAAGGATTCAGGACTGATTCGCGAGCCGAGCCGCGGTCGCTATCAACGTATCGAGGTCAGAGAAAGGGAGGTATTGAAAGTGCCGGTCCAGAAACCCGAAGAAGCAGTCAACGCGCCCGTCGAGCAATCGATTCTCCCCATCGAGATTCTGTCGAAGTTGGCCGAGCGCGCGCGGGCTGTCGCAACGGAGCTCGTGATGCTCGCGTCGGACATCGAGACGGCCGCGCTCACGATCGAGCAGGGCAACGCCGAAAACGCGGCCAGCCTCGAAAAGCTGCGGCAATTCCAATCCATCCTGAAGAGCTTGGCATGAGCGAAATCGCATGCATCGAACTGTCATCGGTGCCCGCGCCGCTGCGGGCGATCGCGGCGGCGCGGGTCGATGATGCGTCAGGCGATCGCTTTGTCGCATTTGCCGGGTGCCCTATCGTTGGGCGTGAAGTCGACAACGGGGAAATCGAATTTTCGTTTCCCCGTGGCGTTGACCTCCGCGAATCGCTTATCGACTGGATGCTGTACTGGGGCATCCCTTTCCGGGTGATGCCGTGATGGCGGCGGCACAACATCCCAAGGGCGGTCCGGTGGCGCGACTCGCCGGCCTCTGGGCCAACGAGCCGGCTTTCCTCGAATGGATGCAGTCGATCGGGCAGCCGGCCAACACGCCGGCCGACGCGGCCGAATTCATCCGGGCGCGCTGCTGTGTCGAGAGTCGTGCGTTTCTGGATCACGACCGCGCCGCGAAATCCCGATTCGATCAGTACATCCGTGGGCCGTATTCCAAGCACCGAGCCGCAGCGGGTCTGCGGTGAAAATCAAATTCGACGACAGGATGACCATGACGCCCGATCAGAGCCAACAAATCGAAGAACTCTTGCTGACCTGGTATCGGTGGCAGATCCGGCAATCGCACGCCGAGCAGCTGGCGCATTTCTATCGCCCGGAGGATCGCACGTGTCGCGGGTACGAAACGCCGATGAGCGAGGTAGAGCTCGATGAGCAGGCCGAACAATGGGTCGAGGACCAGCAAGCCGAACAGATCCAGCTCTGCATCGACTTGTTGCCGGCCGAGCAGCGTGCGGCGATCTCGGTGAGCATGCGGAACAAGGAATGCGGGCGCGATGTCTGGAGCAACACGCGAGCTGGTGATCAGCATGCGAGTTATCAGGCCGGGAAGGCAGCGTTGCTGCCGATGCTGGTCGCGAAGCACCTGATCAAGATCGGGGAGGCGGCATGAAGGTTTGCGAACTTTCGCGCACGGCGCTCGACTGTTGGGTATGTCGTGCGTTGCTCGCTCAATTCGAAGGGCAGCAGCTGACGCGCGAAGTAATAGAGCAAGTGAAACGTGAGATCTGCTCATATCCATTTCGTCCGTCGACCGACTGGGTGGCAGGTGGTCCGATCATCGGGCGCGAGCCGTTTGGCATATTCGAAAGGGTCGACGGCGGGTGGGCGGCGGGTATCTATCGGCCGCGGGCGGGGATGAGAGATCTGTGTGTTGCCTATCAAACCGGCGAGACTCTGTTGATCGCCGCCATGCGTGCCTACGTGGCGTCCAAGTTCGGAGACGAAGTGCCGGATGCGCCGACTTGATCCGATGTAATCCGACTTGATGCGATTAATACTTGCGCATCCGTTTTTATGTGCGTATATTTCAGTCCCGGGAAGATGCGTCTTCCGGAAGCCCGCAAGCCGAAAGGTTCGCGGGCTTTTTCATTTCCGAGTCCGGTGCGTGATGCTCACACTTTCCGTGAAGGCTGATGTCCGAGCGCTCGCGAAAAAGCTCGACGCACTTGCGCGCAAGCAGCTGCCGTTCGCGACAGCTCAGGCGATCAACGCAACGGCCGAGCAGGTGCGTGCCGCAGAGATCGAGACATGGAAGAAGGTGCTCGACAAGCCGACGCCCTTCACGCTCAATGCCATCGCGATCAAGCGGGCCACGAAGTCGAACCCTGTCGCGCTCGTATATGTGAAGCCGATCGCGGTGAAATACCTGCTGCCCTACGAGGTGGGCGGGAAGAATAAGCTGAACAGCCGGGCGTTGATTAAGCCCGTCGCGCAGAAGGTCAACCAATACGGGAACCTGGCGCGCTCTACGATGGCTCGCCTGAAAGGAAAGCCGAACGTGTTCATCGGCAAGGTGCAGACGAAAGCCGGTGTCGTCGATGGCGTGTGGCAGCGCACAAAGAAGACGCGCGGCAAAGCTGCTGGCCTGAAGCTGCTGATGAAGTTCGAGGACGCGCACGACGTGCGCCAGCACCTCGATTACCGTGGCGTCGGGAAGCGTGTCGTGGCGACTGTATTCCGCCGCGAGCTCGACGCCGCAATGGCGAAGGCGCTCTCTAATGCTAGGTGATCCCAATGAAGATGCGTGATCGACGCCGAACGATTTCGGCTCGAGCTTATCGACGGAGTCGAGCGAATATTTCTCTCTTTGCAATGCAGCTCGCCAGTTACGAAGGCAGGATGGCGCCGGTGCGTGCTGCAATGGAATCACTCTATCGCGCCGTGCTGTGTGAGATCGCTGCAGCATTCAAGAGCACATTTCTGGTGCGGGGTGAACGGGTCCCCTCCGGAGGGGGGGAGGGTCACGGGCAATTGCGCGCCGCGTGTTTCGACTAGCGCCAAGGCCTGAAATTTGGTTTCAGGTTTCATTTCTAGGTTTCATCCCATGCTCGTCTCGAAAGCCGAATTCGCCCGGATGCACGGCGTTTCACACACGGCCGTCGCGAAGTGGCAAAAGGCTGGATGGCTTGTCCTGCAAGGCTCCAAGGTCGATGTCGAGGCATCGAACGAGAAGCTGAAGCAATATCGGGATTCGACCGACGGGCGCGCTGCGCGCTCGCGCGGCAAGGTTTCATCCGAGCTGAAACCTGAAACCAGCGATGAAACTGAAACCTCAGGTGCGGAGGCGCCCGGCAAAAAGCCGCAGGCGGATCGCCAAGGCGAGCGCATTGTCGTCGACGAAGTGATTACGCTGCTGCCCGGCGAGTCGTCCGAGGACGCGGCCGAGCGGCTAACGGCGGGGTTGACCGTCGACCTGAACATGCCGATCGAGGAAGCGAAGCGCATCAAGGAGGTTTACCTCGCGCTGCTCAATCGGCTCGAATACGAACAGAAGTCGCAGATGGTCATCGACCTCGACCTTGCGAAATCGGTCATGTTCGATGTCTTCCGTGCCGCGCGCGACGCGTGGCTTAACTGGCCGGTGAAATATGCGCCGCTCATTGCGGCTGACCTGGGCATCGAATCGGATCGGCTACCCGACGTGCTGACCGCCTATGTCCACAAGCAACTCTCTGAACTCGGAGAACCCGACGACTCGGAGCTCGTCAAGCGGAAAGGCTGATGTACTGCGGCTGAACGGTCGCAAGGGCTTCACGCCACCGCCGCGGATCAGCGTGCCCGATTGGGCCGACAAATTCCGCAAGCTGGCGAAGGAGGCCGGCAGCACATCGGGCGACTGGTCGACGGCGACGGTGGAGGTGGCGCGCGGGCCGATGCTGGCGGTGACTGAGCCGGGCGTGCACATCATCACGGCGATGGTCAGCACGCAGATGCTGAAGACCGCGCTGCTCGAAAACACCTTCGGCTATTTCGCGCACCTCGATCCGAGTCCGATGCTGCTGTTGCAGCCGAAGGAAGACGCGGCCGAGCAGTTCAGCAAGGAACGCATCGCGCCGCTGATTCGCGTGACCCCGGTGCTGCGCGAGCTGGTCGGCACGTCGAAGATGCGCAACGCCGATGAGACGTTGCTGTTCAAATCGTTCCCGGGCGGCTTTCTCGCGCTCGCTGGCGCCGGCAGCCCGGACAACCTCGCGCGCCGGCCGGTGCGCGTGATCCTCGCCGACGAGGTCGACAAGTATCCGATCACCCGCGAAGGTGATCCGATCAGCCTGGCGGAAGAGCGGACGGCGACGTTCGGAAACTGGCTGTCGATCCGCGCCTGTTCGCCGACGGTGCAGGATGAGAGCCGCATCGAGGACAGCTACAAGGAATCGGACATGCGGCGCGCGAGCGTCGAATGCCCGCACTGCGGCCACCGTCAGTTTCTCGACTTCTTTCGCCACGTCGAGTGGGAAAAGAAGAAGGACGCACAGGGCAACGTCGTCTCGCACAACACGAAGACCGCCCGGATCTACTGCGAGTGCTGCGGTGCCGGCTGGTCCGAAGGCGAGCGCTTGCGCGCGCTACAGACGGCGCGCTGGCACCAGACGAAGCCTTTTGAATGCTGTGGCGAGCGTCATTTACCGCTCGAATCGTACGAGCAGGCGTGGCGCGACGGCGGCCAGACCGGTGATCCGGACGCGGCTGTTACGGCGGTTTGGGATTGGTGGAGTTCGGACCGGCATGCCGTTTACCGTGCGAAATGCCCGAAATGCGGAACCTGGGGCATCGACAACGAGCACGCGGGTTTCCAGGCGTCGAAGCTGTACAGCCCGTGGCCGAAGGACCGGCCGCACCTGGTCGCCAAGAAATGGGTCGACGCGCAGCAGGACGAGACGAAGAAACAGACCTGGTGGAACACGCAGGCCGGCCTGCCGTACCGCGCGCATTCGGGGAAGAACCTCGACCTCGAAGCGCTTGCGAAGCGCGGGGAGGTCTGGCCCGCACAGGTGCCTGCCGGCATCGCGCTGCTCACTGCCGGCGTCGACACGCAGCCCGATCGGCTCGAGGTGGAAGTGGTCGGGTGGGGGCGCGACGAGGAAAGCTGGTCGATCGACTATCGCGTATTCGAAGGCGATCCGAACGAGCCCGAAGTGTGGGCCACGCTCGACGCCTACCTCATGTCGAGGTTTCGTCGCGCTGATGGTCGCGAGTTCGTGATCGACGCTGTGTGTGTCGATACCGGCGGCTCCAACACGCAGAAGGCCTACGAGTTCACGAAGGCCCGGCTCGGTCGGAACATTTTCGGCATCAAGGGCGAGTCGGCGAAGAACGGCGCACGCTCGCCGGTTTGGCCGACCAAGAAGCCGACGCGGCGCACGAAATCGAACTATCGCCCGGTGATCGTCGGCGTCAACACCGCGAAGGACGTGATCTACCGGCGCCTTGAGCGCGAAACGCCGGGTCCGGGATATATGCACTTTCCGGCCGACCGCGACCTGAACTATTACGCGCAGCTCACCGCCGAGCGGCGTGTGCAGAAGACGATCGCAAACCGCCGGTTCACGGTGTGGGAACTGCCGAACGGGAAGCATAACGAGGCGCTCGACTGCCGCGTATATGCATATGCGGCTCTATGCGCGCTGTTCCATAAGGGGCTGCAGCTCAACCGCCTGGCGGACGAAGTCGGGGCAGCGTTTACGGCGAAGCCATACATCGAACCGAAGCCCGCGGCCGTAGCGGAAGGCGGCGAGCATGACGAGGCGATCGAGCAGCCGGCGGCGCCACCAGTCGTAGCGGTGGCGCGCGGGCCGATGGTGAAGAAGGTAGGCGCGTCGAGCGGCAGCGGCAAATCGCGCGCGAGCCGCCTCGCATAACGGAGTGGTGATGGGTGCATACGATGGACGTAGCAGGGCCGACCTGCAGGCGCAGCTGACCGCGCTGCTGAAGGCCTACGATCAGTTGGCCGCGGGCCAATCGGTCGCGAGCGCGAGCTACTCGCAGAGCGACGGCTCGCGCTCGGTCACCTTCCGTCAAACGGATCTCGGTCTTCTCGACGGGCTGATCTCGAAACTTCAAGAGCAGCTCGGCATCGTGCGCCGAGCGCGCAGGCAAATTCGATTCGTGTATCGCTAATGGACAATCCCGTGCAAATTCTCGGCGTGGACGGCAAGCCGTTGCCCCCGCGTCAGGGGCGTGCGTCGATGCTGTCCGGAGCGAGCCAGACCCCCTACGACGCTGCGAACCTGTACGGTGCGCACGTCGAGGACTGGAATCCGTACCTGTGGTCTCCCGATGGGGAGATCAACATGTACCACGACCGGATCACTGCCCGCGCGCGTGATCTGGTCCGAAACGATGGATGGGCGACGGCCGCAGTGATGCGGACGCTCGACAACGTCATCGGCCCGGATTTCCGGCCGATTTCGAAGCCGGACCACGTTGCGCTGCGTGCGCTGACCGGAAACAAGGCATTCGATCACGTTTGGGCCGATGAATTCGGTCAGCAGGTTGAGGCGAACTATCGTGCGTGGGCGCACGATCCCGGCTTCTATTGCGACGTCGAACGGATGCTGCCGATGCCCGGGCTGTTTCAAGTCGCATTCCGGCACAAGATTGTCGACGGTGACGGACTGGGCCAGCTTCACTACCTGCCGCAGCGAGTTGATGTCGGCCGTGCGCGCTATGCGACCGCATTACAGGTGCTCGATCCCGATCGCCTGTCGAATCCGCAGCTGCAGTTCGACCAACAGGCGTTGCGCGGCGGCGTCGAGGTCGACGAGTTCGGCGCACCGACCTGGTATCACATTCGTGAGGCGCACCAGGGCGACTGGTTCAGCGCAGCGAAGTCGGTGCGCTGGAAGCGCATTCCCCGCGAGACGGACTGGGGCCGCCAGATCATCATCCATTCGTACGAGCATGATCGAGCATCGCAGCACCGTGGCATTGGCTTTCTGACGCCCGTGCTGCAGCGCTTCAAGATGCTCATCAAGTACGACGAGACAGAGCTTGACGCGGCGATCATCAACGCGTTTTTCGCGGCATACATCCAGAGCCCGTTCGATGGAGATCTGGTCGAGGAAGCGCTCCAGAGCCCTGACCGCCTCAACAAGTATCAGGAGGAACGCGCTGCGTTTCACGCGGAGCGCAAAACCCGGCTCGGCAACGTCGGGATGACGCATCTATTCCCGGGCGAGACGATCGGCTCGGTGATGGCGAATCGGCCGAGCGCGAACTACGCGGCGTTCAACAGCGCGTTCCTGCGCAGTTTCTCGGCATCGACCGGGCTGGCCGCGCAGCAGATCAGCCAGAACTGGGCCGAGGTCAATTACAGCGCATACCGATCAGCGATGCTGGAGGCATGGAAGACGTTTCACCGGCGCCGTCTCGGCTTCGCCGCGACGTATACGCAGCCGATCTACACGGGCTGGCTCGAGGAATCGATGGAGGTCGACGATTACCCGATGCCGCTCGGCGACGTGCCCGACTTCATTGAAGCGCGCGCCGCATATTCGCGGGCGAAATGGCTCGGTCCGGGGCGTGGTCTGGTCGACATCGTCAAGGAGCGGCAAGGCGCGTCGATGGGCGTCGCGGGCGGCTTTTCGTCGCTCGAGGACGAGTGCGCCGAGACGGGCGGCACCGATTGGCGCGAAGTCGCGCAGCGGCGAGCCGTCGAAGAGTCCTATTACCGCAATCTCGGCCTGCGGCCGCCGGCCACCCTCGTCGGCGACAGCGTCAAGGAAGCGAGCGCAATTCCGGAGGAAGTCTGATGAAATTCGCGCACATGGCGCAGCGGCTGTTCAACGTGCCGCTCGCGATCCGCCGCGAAAAGGCCGAGGTGATCATGGCCGCGCTGATGGATCGGCTTGGCGTATCGCAGATCGCGCGCCTCGAAGGCGGCCGGCTGAAGCCGATGGCCTACGACGACTGGGACGACGATTACGACAGCTTCTCCCGAGAGGGGCGCGTGCCGGATCCCGGCTACGACATGATCGCCGATACCGGCGTGGCGCTGATCGCGGTACAGGGCACGCTCGTGCAGAAGCTCGGCACATTGCGGCCGTGGTCCGGGATGACGGGTTACGACGGTCTGCGCGAGGCGATCTTGCGCGCGCACTCCGACCCGAAGGTCAAGGCGATCGTGCTTGACGTGGATTCGCCCGGCGGCGAGGTGGCCGGATGTTTCGACCTTGTCGACATGATCTATGCGCAGCGCGGCAACAAGCCGATGTGGTCGATCCTAACCGAGTCGGCGTATTCGGCCGGTTATGCGATTGCCAGTGCGGCTGACCGCGTGATCGTGCCGCGGACCGGCGGCGTCGGGTCGGTTGGCGTGATCGTGATGCACGTCGACTGGTCGAAGGCGCTGACGAATGCCGGGATGGCTGTGACGTTCATCACCTACGGCGAGCGCAAGGCGGATTTCCACCCGGAGATCCCGCTCTCGAAAGAGGCCTACCAGGCAGCGCAGACCGACATCAATACGATGGGCGAGCTGTTCGTCGCGACGGTCGCGCGTAATCGCGGCCTGTCGGCGGACGTCGTCCGCGAGACGGAGGCCGCCTGCTACATGGGCGATGCCGGCGTGAGCATCGGATTGGCCGATGCCGTGATGGCGCCCGATGAGGCGCTTCTCGCCCTGCTCGCAGAGCTTGGCTGACAACCATTGAAAGGAAAGACATGAAATCGAAAATCTTGGCTCCGTTCGCCAGCTTTCTGAGCAATGCTCCGCGTGCGGCCGGCGCTCGAATCGAAGACGGCGGCGGTGAAGACGACGAGCGCAAGCAGCGCGAGGGCGAGTCCGATGAGGACTACGCGAAGCGCATGGAAGAGCTCGACGAGAAGGAACGCGCCGAGGAAGAGGAGCGCAACAAGCAGGAAGACGCTCGCCGCGCCGAGGAAGAACGCAAGAAGGAAGAGGACGCGAAGCGCGCCGCGGCAGAAGGCGACGACGACTCCGAGGACGACGACGGTGACGGCGACGACGCAACGGCAAGTGCAGCGCGTCAGCGCGAGCGCGTGCGCTGTGCCCGCATCATGGCGCACGGCATCAAGCTCGGTCGGGCGCGCCAAGCTGGCGTCTTCGCATTCGACACGAAGATGTCCTCGCGCGCAGCGATCGCGGCGCTCAACGCCGGCGTCGAAGATGCGCCTGCGCAGCCGCGGCGCGCATCCAGCCTGTCGAGCCGCATGGCGTCGACCGTCATTCCGGCGGCGGGTGCGGGCGGCGCGACGCCGAAAGCCCCGAACCTGGCCGAGCAGATCGTCCAGGCGGGAAAGATCCGTCGCGGCGAAGCTTGATCGGCCGTTCAATCTGACACGAGTAAGGAGAAGTCATGACGCTTCCCGTCAACACGATCGGCGATAACCCGCAGCAGCCGGGTATCCAGGCCGAAACCTACATTCCCGATCAGCTGATCGCGGGCGCGCTGCAAATCGTCTCGCAGCCGATCATCCTGGCTTCCGGCACGCTGCCGCGCGGCTCGGTGCTTGGCATGGTGAGTTCGCTGAACGCGATCGCCGAGCCGGGCGCCTCGAACACCGGCAATGGCACGATCGGCAGCGTCAGCGCAAACGGCGCGCTGGCCGGTGCCTACGTGCTCACGGCCACCGCAGCAACGACGTTCTCGGTGACCGACCCGGAGGGCAATGCGCTGCCGCCGGCTACCGTCGGGACCGCGTATTCGCAATCCGGTATCGGCTTCACGCTGACGGCTGGTGCGACGGCCTTCGTGGCTGGCGACACGTTCACGGTCGAAATCGAGGATGCGGTCGGTACCTACAAGCTGTCGGTGAAGACGGCGTCGGACGGCAGCCAGGTCCCGTCGGCCATTCTGGCAGACTACGCCGACGCGAGCGCCGGGCCCGTGACGGCCGGCGCGTACGTCGCCGCCGAAGTCAATGCGCGTGCGCTGAATTTCGATCCGTCGTGGGACATCGCCTCGCTGCGTGCAGCGCTGCGGCAATACACGATTTTCGTCAAGTCCTCGGTCTCCGCTGCCGACCCGACTTAAACCCGACTCCGCTTCGAGAAACCCCGCTTCGGCGGGGTTTTTTGTTTTCAGCGGGCCAATTCGTATCAAGGAGATTGAGGGATGACCACGCCCCAAGGATCGTTGGTGTACGACACCAACACGCTGATTCAGGTGGTTCCGAACCTGAAGCTGGCGCAGCAGTTCCTGCTCGACAAATTCTTCCCGAACGTCGTCATGGCGGACTCGGAGAAGGTTTCGATCGACGTCGACGTCGGTCTGCGCCGGATGGCGCCGTTCGTTTCGCCGCTGGTCGAAGGCAAGCTCGTCGAGCAACGCCGTTACCAGACGAACGAGTTCAAGCCGGCTTACATCAAGGACAAGCGCGCGCCGGATCTGCGCAAGCCCGTGCGTCGGATGATCGGCGAGCGCATCGGCGGCGACCTGAAAGGCATCCAGCGCGAGATGGCGAACCTCGAAGCCGAAATGACGGATCAAGTCGACGTGCTCAATCGTCGTCTCGAATGGATGGCCGCGAATGCCTTGCGCAAAGCGATCGTCCGTATCGAAGGCGAAGGCTTCGAGACCGTCGACATCGATTTTGGCCGGGATCCGTCGTTGACGGTCGCGCTCACCGGCGCCCAGAAATGGACCGAGGCGAACGTGGCGGCCGGGACGGCGACGCCGTGCGACAACATCGAGGCCTGGCAGCATCAGATCCTGAAGAAGTCCGGCGCCAAGGTGACGGACATCGTCTTCACCACGTCGGCGTGGACCGGCTTCAGCGCAGATCCGAAGCTCAAGGGCGCGATCCTCTATCCGGCTCTGGCGCAAAGCGGGAACGTGATCAATCCCGGCGCACAGATCGAGCAGGGCGCGGTTTACAAGGGCAAGTGGGGCCAGTATGACCTGTGGGTCTATAACGACTGGTTCATCGACGAGAACGGCGTCGAGCGTCCGATGATCCCCGACGGCGAGATCGCGATGAGCGGCCCGAATCTGATGGGCACGCGCGCGTTCGGTCAGATCATGGATCCGGCCTTCAACTACGAAGCGTTGCCGTATGCGCCGAAGACCTGGGTCAAGGAAGACCCGGCGCAACGCTTCCTGATGATGCAATCGTCGCCGATCGTGATCCCGAGCCGGGTGAACGCAAGCTTCGGCGCGAGCGTCTGCGATCCGGTGCTCGAGTAATGTCGACGCCGAATGGGCCCGAGGCCGGCGGGAAACCGCCCCGCACCGTAACCGCTGTCGTGGCTCGCGGCCATACGGTGATGAATGGCGACGGCAAGCCCGTCGCAGCTGGCGGCGAGGTCGTGCTGCCTGCGTCTGAGGCCGCTCGACTGCGAAAAACCGGATTCCTAGTTGATCCGAAAGAGCCGGAAGTGCCGCGCAACGATGGCGACACGGTCGGCCCGCGCGTCGTGACGAAATCGACAGTCCAGATCAAGCGAGGCTGACGTGTACGACTTCGACCAGCTGAATGCCTCGATCAACGGCGTGTTCGGCGAGTCGGTGTCGTACCAGCCGGCCGCCGGCGGCGCGCCCTTTTCCGTCACCGGAGTCGTCGTCGATTCGTTCCGAACGCCTTACTACAAGGACGACGGCTCGGTCGGGTACACGACCACGGCGCCGGCGATCGGCGTGCGGCTCGCTGATTTCCCCGCGAAACCTATGAAGAACGATGTGCTGACGCGCCTGAAGACGGGTGACCGTTTCATGGTGCTCGACGTCCACAGCGACGGCATCGGCTGGCTGAACCTGATCCTCAAGGTTGCGAAATGACCACGAAAACCGATTTGCTCGCGGCCGCGATGCAGGGACTGATCGGGCAGACGGACGCGGGCGCGCGAGTGTACGGCGCGCGCGACGCGTCAACGTGGGATGACGAGTACCCGGTGTTGTTCGTCTCGATGCCGCTCGACGAGGACGGCGAGTCGTTCGGACGCAACGGCGCGCCGGCCTTCACCGTGACCTGCAGCCTGATCGTCGAAGCGCGCGCGAGCGCGCTGGCGACCCCGGATGACGGCGGCGCGCTCGATCTGGTCGGCCAGCTCGAGGCGCTGCGTGACCAGGTGAAGCGCGCCGTCATCAACTACGGCCCGCTGATGAGCCAGCTTCAGCAATACGCGTTCTTCAAGGTCCGAGGCAAGCCGGGCCCCGGTGACGCGGGCGAGCACGTCGGTGGTGTGGAGATCGAGATCGGCCTCGAGTTCGTGCAGGACGCGAGCGACTTCCGGCAATCCGACCCACCGTCTCTCGAGGCTATCAGCGGTTCGATCGTGATGCCCGAGGGCACCGTGCAGCCGACGTTTTCGATTCCGTTTCCACCATCCATTTCGTAGGAGCGCCGAATGCGCGTGAAACCTGCCCCGGGTCTGAAAGTGCGTGACCCGCATACGAAAAAGCTTCTGCCGGACGACGGCATCGACGTGCCCGACGACAGCCCTGTCTGGAACAGGATCCTCAACGACGGCGATGTCGTGCGCGTCGAGCAGCCGGCGACGGCCAAGCTGACCAGCGCCCGCGCTGCAACCGAAGGTGAAAATGCATGAGCACGATTCCGTTCCGGGTCATCCCGCAAAACTACCGTCTGCCGGGCGCGCTGTTCGAGCTGGACAATTCGCAGGCGAACACCGGCGCAACGACGCAGCGCGCGCTGATCATCGGCCAGATTACGGCGGCCGGCACCGCGACGCCGAACGTGCCCGTCATCTGCGGCGGCAAAGGCGACGCACAAGCAAAGGGCGGTGTGAATTCGATGCTGGCGAACATGGTCGCCAAGTATCGACTCAACGACACGTTCGGCGAATTGTGGGTCTTGCCGATCGCTGACGCTGCGGGTGCAACGGCTGCCGCCGGCGCCATGACTTTCACCGCGGCGCCCTCGGCAAACGGCACGCTGTCGCTGTACATCGCGGGTGAATTGGTCACGGTGCCGGTGACGGCCGGGCAGATTGTCGCTGACGTGGCGACGGCGGTGGCTGCCGCCATCAATGCCGTCTCCACGCTCCCGGTCACTGCATCGAGTGCGGCCGGCGTCGTGACCCTCACTGCCGTCCACAAGGGCCTGAGCGGAAACGAGATCGATATTCGCTTCAACTACCGCGGTACCGCGAGCGGCGAAGTGCTGCCGGCCGGACTCGCGTACTCGATTACGGCGATGACGGGCGGCGCGACGAATCCGTCGCTCGCGACCGCGCTCGGCAATCTCGGGACGGAGTCGTTCGATTTCATCGTCAATCCGTACAACGATGCCGCCTCGCTCGACGCTGTCAAGGCGCTGCTCAACGACCAGAACGGCCGTTGGAGCTATCTCGAGCAGCTCTACGGCCATTCGTTCGGCGGTCTCGCGGCCACGTACTCGCAAGCGACGACGCTCGGCAATACGCGAAACAACCAGCACGAAACCATCCTGCCGGCCGACAGCAGCCCGACTCCGTCGTGGCTGTGGGCTTCGGCGCTTGCGGGGCAGGCAGCGGTGAGCATTCGCGCCGATCCGGGTGTGCCGCTGCAATCGCTGCCGCTCAACGGCGTGTTGCCGCCGGCGGTCGAGAAACGCTGGCAACCGTCGATGCGCAACACGCTGCTGTTCGACGGCATGTCGACGTTCACCGTGGCGAACGACGGCACCGTGATGACCGAGAACATCATCACGACCTACCAGACGAACGCGCAGGGCGTCGACGACGACAGCTATCTCGAAGTCGAAACGATGTACCAGCTGGTGCTGGAAATCCGCACGCTCCTGGCGATGCTTTCGTCGAAATACGCGCGCTGCAAGCTCGCCGACGATGGCTCGCGCCCGGCGGCGGGGTCGAACCTGGTTACACCGAGCACGATCGCATCGGACATCATTGCGCTCTATAACGAGCGCGTCGACGCGGGCTACGTGCAGGGTAAAGCGGCGTTCGCGGCAGCACTCGTAGTGCAGAAGAACACGGTCAACCCGAATCGCGTGGACATCCTCTGGCCCGGCGTGCCGGTCAACCAGATGCGTACGTTCGCGACGCTCATTCAGTTCCGCCTGCAGTAACGTTGCGCGACGGTCGGAGATCGCCACCTTCGGGTGGCTTTTTCATTTTTAGGAGAAGCACATGTCGGGTAGTCAACTGCTCGCCGGGATCACCAACGCCAAGATCGACGGCGTTACCTACCAGCTCGAGGGCAAGGCGCGCTACAGCGTTGCCAAGGTGAAGCGAGACTCGCTCCTCGGCCAGGATGGCTGGCACGGCTTCAAGGAAATGCCGCGCGCGGGATCCATCAAGATGTCTCTTCGCGATTCGGGCGGCCTGTCTCTCGCCGACTTCAACGCGATGCGCAACGTCACCGTCGTGCTGGAGCTTGCGAACAGCAAGATCGTCACCGGCCGCAATATGGGCACGGTCGAGGCCGAGGAAGTCGACACTGAAGAAGGGACCTTCGAAGTGTCGTTCGAAGGCCCCGAAGTTACCGAACAAACCGCCTGAGGCCAGTGATGGAACAGAACGAAAAGAAGCCCCGGAAAATCCAGCCGGCGACGATCACGATCGAGCTTTCCGAGCCGATCACGCTGTCCGGGAAGGATGGCGACACGGTGCATACGGAACTGGATCTGCGGGAGCCGAATCTCCGCCAGATCAAGGCATTCGTGAAGATGGCTCCCTCCAAAGGTGCGCTCGAAGCGTTTCAGACGCTGATTAGCGAGCAGGCCGGCATTCCCATGCTGGGCATCGACAAAATCTCGGCACGCGACTACTACAAGGCGCAGGAATACCTGTCGTTCTTTCTGACGCCGCCCGACGAGGACGACCCCGAGGGAAACGAGGTGGGCTCCCCGTAGATTGGGAGCACCTCGTCAAGGTGGTTGAGCGGTCGTGGGGATGGCAGCCGAGCGAAACGAAGGAACTCACGTGGAGCGAGGTGTGTGAATACGCTTACCACGCGGCGTTAATGCTGAAGAAAAAGGAATCGAGCAATGGCTGAAGAGTTCGTCATCCGGATCCAGGCCGACGATGCAGCCACGGCTACGATCAAAAAGATTCAGGCCGCGCTCGGTAAGGTGACGGCGCCGGTCGACAAGGCACAAAAGCGCTTCGCGAACATCGGCGCGGTAGGCATGCGCAGTTTCGAAAAGCTTTCGAAGGGCCTGGAATCGGCAGCGAAGGCAGCGCACACGCTCGTCGACAAGGTCGTTGAGCTGGTACCGGGGCTCGCTGCGCTCGGTGCGGCCGGGACGTTGGCAGGGATCGTCGGACTGACGAACCGTTTCGGCAATTTCGGTTTCGCGCTGAACAAGTCGTCGAAGCTGCTCGGCATGAATGCTCAGGATCTCGCAGCCTGGCACGTGGCCGCAAAACGCGCCGGCGTCTCTGCCGATGAGTTTGATTCTGCGATTTCGGCGTCGCAGATGGCGATCCGTGACGCGGCGAACGGCGCGAACCCGGCTGCATTGGTGCTGATGCAGAAGATGGGCGTGCAGATCCAGCGCAACAAGGACGGCACCGTCGACTACTACACCACCCAGCAGAAGCTGATGAAGGCGATCGCCGGCCAGCGTAGCGCCGTCACGCAGCGCGCAGCTGCCGACGCTGTTGGCATGGGCGGGTTGCTGCCGATGCTTCAGCAGGGAACGTACAACGAAGACAAGGCCCGCGCGCTCCGCAAGGGCCTGATTCCTACCCCGGATGAGCTCGCTCGAGCAACGCAGTTCAAGGAGGAAGTCAATGACCTCGAGGATTCCGTATCGGGGCTTGGGAACTCGATCGGCGCGAGCCTTATCCCGGTTCTCGAGCCGGTCGTCAAGCAGTTTTCGGCGTGGCTCGATGCGCATCGAGCGGAGATTGCCGACAAGCTGGCCGACGCAGTGCAGCGTTTCGTCAACTGGATTTCCAAGGTTGACTGGGATGGTGTAGCGAAGGACGCGAAGGAGCTATGGGACGCCCTTGGTGGCGCAAAGGGCGTCATGGTGGCGATCGCCGCGATCACCTTTGCTGGTCCGATCGCGGGCATTGTCAGCCTCATCGACAATCTCACGAAGCTCGCCACGACAGTTGCACCCGCAGCGGTAAAGGCTATGAGCCCACTTGGGGGCGTGCCTGCCGTTGCCGCTACCGCTGCAGCTGGCGTCGGTGGATGGGAAATCGGGAAGTGGCTCCGTCCGTACTATGACGAATACGTTCGCAAGGTGACGGGCGGAGATCGGTGGTCGCTGAATGACTATCTGACCGGGACGCATCGTCTTCAGCTCGGCGCGACCGGAGGTTACACGCAGAACGAACTGGATAGCGTCGGTGGCGTCCGCGCGAAACTCACGCGGGGCGCAACGCGGGCGGCGACGCCCGAATCGAACTCGCTGTTCAGCAATCTCGAGGCAAAATATCGGCTGCCGCGTGGCCTTCTCGATAGCGTATGGACCGTCGAATCGGGGCGTGGCGCGAACATGCTTTCGCCGAAGGGCGCGATGGGGCATTTCCAGTTCATGCCGGCAACCGCGAGGCAATACGGCCTTTCGGATCCGAACGATCTTCAGCAATCTGCGACGGCCGCAGCCCGGATGTATAGCGATTTGCTGAAAGCGAACGGCGGTGATCTGGATCGCGCGCTGGCGGGTTACAACTGGGGGCAGGGGAACCTGAATCGCTCAGGCCTCGGCGCCGCACCGAGTGAGACGCGCAAATACATCGCTGCGGTCGAAGCGAATATGGCCGGGGCCAGCCCGACGTCAGGCGGTGCGGTGCCGTCGGGTGCCGCTGGCGGCGCCGGGGCGCAGCAATCGATGCACGTCACGCTCGACATGAAGAACGTACCGCAGGGAATGCGGGCCGAGGCGAAGACGGCCGACGGGAATTATTTGCCCACACGGGTCGAATACCGACTTGACGGCATCATGTAAGGGGAATCGCAGTGGCATCGACAACAACCGACGTCCTGAGCGTTGTCGGCAGTATCGGTGGGCTGGCGTCGGCTGCCGATAACCTCGGCTCATTGCTGACCGGTGACTGGTCTTCGAACCTGAAGCCGGCCAGCTTCGGGGGTGTGCCGTTCGGGGTTTTCGAGATCCGCACTTCAGCCGGCCAGAACAGGTCTGTCCATACTTACCCATTTCGCGACGATGTGTGGCCCGAGCCGCTCGGCAAGAAGCCGCGCGCGTTCGAAGTGATCGGCTTCCTGTTGGATAACGATCTCAAGACGGGCGCCGGCTCGGTGATTGAGCAGCGGGATAACCTGCTGGCTGTATGCGAAGGCCCGGACACGGCGACGCTCGTGCATCCGACGTTCGGCACGATCGATAGCATCGCTTGCCTCGGCGTTGAAACTGTCGAGCGCGTCGATCTTGGGCCGGTGTTCGAAATTCGCCTTACCCTGCTCAAATCCGGGCCTCGGAAATTCCCGACGACGCAGGTTTCGACGGCCGACGACAGTGCTGATCAAGCGGCCGATCTGAAATCGAAATCGCTGCTCGACTATGCGAATGACATCGCCGCGGACATCCGGAACGGTGCGGCCGTCGTGCAGAAGGCAGTTTCGACGGTGGTTTCCTGGTACCAACTGGGCGTCACGGCCGTGAACGACGTTAAGCGCGTGATCGGCGCAGTGTCGACTCTGACCGGCAACTTTGGCCGGCTGTTCGGCGGCGGCAATTCCGGCTACTCGGCGAGTAATGCAAAGGCTTCGATCAGTACCACTGCAGCCGATCTGCTTGCAGCATCGGCTGCGGGGCGCGCCGCAGTAACGTCCGCCGGCGCGGCGATGCAGGCGGCCGCGGCGAACCCATCAGACAGCGTTACGCTCGGCTCAGCCGTCGATGCGTTCGTCGCCGCAGTCGCCGCATCGGCGAACGACCCTGCAGACGCTGTGCGGCTGGTGAGCGGGCTCGTGCAGTATTCGCCACAAGATGTCGTCGTGCCGGGCCAGATCGGCGCCTCGATGAGTGTCGTGCAGGTCGCGACGGCAGCTTTACTGCGCCGGTACGCATTGGCGCAGCTCGCGACGACGCTTTCTGGTTATCAGCCGTCCTCGCAGCAGGATGCAGTGACCGTTCTGTCCGCCGCGCTCGATTTGTACGACGCTGAGATTGACGTTGCGGGCGATGCTGGTGACGACGATACGTTTGTCGCGCTGCGAAAGCTGCGGCGAGCTGTCTATGCTGACCTGACGGCGCGTGGTGCTGATCTTGCGCCTCTCGCGACGTTTTCGTTTAACACGACGTTGCCGTCGCTGGTGCTCGCGCGGCGCATCTACAACGACTCGAAGCGCGAGCCGCAGCTGCTGCAGCAAGTCGACCCGATCCACCCCGCTTTTTGTCCGATTTCGTTTCAAGCGCTTGCGAAATGAACGATGACGTCACTCTGAAGGTTGCGACCTGCACGTTCAACCCATCGGCGAAGCTCGGGCAGGAGACCTTCACGACGTCGAATGCCCGTTCGATTACTGGGTGGACGGACGTCAGCGTCTCGCGCGGAATCGAGCGCTGTCCATCAAGTTTCGAGGTGAGCTATACGGAACCGTATCCGGGCGTTGGCGACATCCTGGCGCAGCCAGGAGACTGGGTGCAAGTCGTGCTCGGCGACGACCTGGTTCTGACCGGATTCGTCGATCGCTACATGCCGTCGTACAGTGGCAATCAGCACACAGTGCGGATCACCGGCCGGAGCAAGTGTCAGGATCTGGTTGACTGCGCAGCGTTCATCGACGGCGGCCAGATGCTCAACATGACGGTCGACAAGATCGCGGCTGCGTTGTGCGCACCGTACGGGATAGCGTCGAGCGTGGCAGCTGGTACCGACGTCGGCGCGCCCATCGAGCAGGTCAATGTTATGGTGGGCGAAACGTCGTATGCAGTGCTTGAGTTGCTGTGCCGATTCCGGGGCCTGCTGCTGTACGACATGCCCGATGGCAGCCTGCTATTTGCGTCGGGCGGCCCGACAGCGAACAACAGCAATACGTCGATCGGCATGCGCGTCGCGTCGAGCGGCTTTACGGAAGGAATCAATGTCGCATCGGCGGCTCTGGTGATGGCGATGGACGGCCGGTTCTCGCAATATGACGCCGCCTATCAGGGCCTCGATACGCTGCGCGACATCGGCGACGGCGGAAATATCATTGCTCACGTCTACGATGCGACGGTGCCGCGGTTTCGGTACCGCGCAATAATTTCTGAGAACGTGACCGGCGGCAAGGACATTGCCCTTCAGCGTGCGAATTGGGAGATGGCCTATCGGCTCGGCCGCTCGTACCAAGTGCGACTCGTAACGGATTCCTGGCGGGACTCGGCCGGCTCGTTGTATGAGCCGAATGTGCTCGTTGACATCGATCTCCCGTCGTTGAAGCTGCCGAAGAAGCGTTGGTTGATCTCCGACGTGACCTACAAGAAGGGTGAGCAGGGTACGTCCGCTGAGCTCACTATCATGCCGCCGCAAGCGTTCTATCAAGAGCCGATCATTCTCAATCCAGTCGCCCCAGATTTCAGGCAGGTTGCGCAATGAGAGACATGCTGAATCGCGTCCGCAGCCTGTTCGGTCGCGGTCGGATCACATTCGTGGACGACTCGGGCCCGGTGCAGATCGTACAGCTGCGAATGAACGGCCTTGAAGTTCCGGCAGGGAGATACCGCGTGCCGGAATTCGGTTTTTCTTCGAACCCGCCAATCGGTTCGGATGGGCTCGCCCTGCATGTCGCCGGCGACAGGTCGGCCGGCGCGGTGGTTGGTACGAACCACCAACAATCGCGGCCGCGCGGGCTAGCGCCAGGCGAATCGATCCTCTACAGCCAGGACGGCAAGAGCGTCTATCTGAAGGACGGAAGCATCGTCGTAGAGGCGAAAGGGCAGGATGTCATCGTGAACGATGCGGCCAACGTCACCTGGAACTGCAGCGGCGATTTCACGATCGTGGCTGGCGGGAAATTCAGCGTGGTCGCGCCCGGCGGATCCGAGTTCGATACGCCGATGCTTTCGTCGACCGGCGACGTGCAGGACAACACCAGCACGAACAGCGAGACGATGAAGGGCATGCGCGAGCTGTACGACGCGCACACGCACAACGTGGAAGAAGTTCAGGGCGGCGATGCGACGATTACCTCGGAGCGGCCGAATCAGCAAATGTAGCGCAGCCGCGCGTCGAGACAATCAACCCGCTCCGGCGGGTTTCTTTTTTACCTGCACGAAATGCCCGACCTGACGCTTTCATGGGATAGCTCGACCAGTCACGCCGATTGGGTGCTCGCTGGCGCCGATCTGCTAAGCGGGGACGATCTCGCAAGCGCCGTGATGATTAGCGTCTTCACCGACCGCGAGGCGAGCGCCGATGACGTGATTCCGGATGGCTCTGCAGACCGGCGCGGGTGGTGGGCCGACGACGAGGTGCCGATCGGCTCGCGAATGTGGTTGCTGAAGCGAGCGAAGCAGACCACGCAGACCGCTCAGCGCGCCTACGACTATCTCGCCGAGGCGCTGCAGTGGTTGATCGATGACGGCGTCGCCAGTCGAATCGAGATCACGACGCAATGGGTGCGGCGCGGTGTGCTCGGCGCGCGGGTCGTCGTCATCAAGAATGGCGACGTGCTTCATGACGGTCGATATGTGTGGACCTGGGAAGGAAATAACTGATGCCGTATCTTCGTCCGACACTTTCCGAGCTCAAGGCGCAGGTAGCGGCCGACATCCAGAGCGGTGTGCCGGGAACCGATCCGCTGCTGCGATTTTCGAGCCTCGGTGTTATTGGCCGCGCACTTGGCGGCCTGGCGCAATTGCAGTACGGCTACACCGATTACATTGCGAAGCAGTCGAACCCGTTCACGGCTGAAGACGAGTATCTGGAAGCGTGGGCAGCGCTGAAAGGCGTCTATCGCGAGCCGGCGACGCAGGCCGGTGCTGCGACGCCGGGGCAGATCCAGTTCACGGCCGCCCCAGGTACGGTGAACACGATTCCCGTCGGGGTAGCGGTCAGCCGGAGCGACGGGGTCGGCTATACGACAACGACCGAGGGCGTCGCTGCGAACGGCGTGGTCACGGTAAGCGCCGTGGCGAATGCCGATCCGACCGGTTTAACCGGCGCGTTCGGGAATTGTGCCGTTGGCACGTCGATGACGCTCGGCGTGTCGATCGCCGGCATCAACTCGACTGGCAAGGTATCTGCGGCATTCACCGGCGGCGCCGACATCGAGAAGGACGACAGCCTGCGTTCTCGCATGCTGTTCGCGTTCCGGAATCCCGCGCAGGGTGGCTCAGGATCTGACTACGTCGGCTGGGCGCGCGATGTGCCTGGCGTGACGCGAGCGTGGTGCAATCCGGTCGGCTTCGGGGCAGGCACGGTCGTTGTCTATTCGATGTTCGACCAGGCTGAGTCTGGCAACAATGGGTTTCCGGTGGGCTCGGATGGTGTTGCGGCGGGAGAGAGGCGCGGCGTAGCTGCCACCGGAGATCAGCTCACGGTCGCGAACTGGATTTATCAGCTGCAACCGGTTACGGCTCTGGTGTATTCGTGCGCACCGATCGCCGATCCGATCGATTTCACGATCTCCGGCGCGGCTAATTTCACTGCGGCCCAGAAGACTGCTATCGCGACCGCGATCTCGGGGATCTTCATGCTGTACGGGTCGCCCGTCGGCACGGGGAACCAGAATGGTGTGGTCGATCTGTCCTACATCGATTCGGCGATTGCTGCGATCACCGGCACGCAAGGTTTCGTGATCACGTCTCCGTTGCAGAACATCGTCGGTACCACCGGTCAGCTGCCGGTGCTCGGCAATATCCAATGGCTTCCGTAGATGAGAGCGCCGAACTATTCCGCGTCCGACTTCGAGTCGGCGTTGAACGCGCTGATGCCTCGAGGTTTGGCGTGGCCGCGAGATCCGAAGTCGGTGATGGGGAAAGTGATCGCGTCGTTGTCGCCGGTCTGGTCGCGCCATGTTGCCGCGAACAATTACCTTCTCGTCGACGCGTTTCCCGCCACAACGTTTGAACTGCTTCCCGAGTGGGAGGCGACACTCGGGCTTCCAGATCCATGCGCTGGTCCGGCGCCGACACTGCAGCAAAGACGCGCTCAAGTCGTTGCGCGTCTCGCGAATAGTGGCGGCCAATCGATCGCGTACTTCGTCGATTTCGCAAGGAGCCTCGGCTACAGCATCACGATCGAGAACCATTCGCCGGCGAGAGCGGGATTGTCGCGCTGCGGCGATCCCTGTAACGCCGAATCATGGGCCCATGCCTGGACTGTCGTCGTTCCGGAAAACACGATCACACGTGCGCGCGCCGGTCAGTCGACGGCCGGCGAACCGCTGGCCACATGGGGGAATAGCGTTCTCGAGTGCGAATTCAATGCGCTGAGCCCGGCTCATACGATTCTCAAATTCTCATATCAGACGGAAATATTCGACAACTCTGTCGTAACGCACGACGCGAGGCCCGTTGTCTTGGGCGACGGATCTTCCGTAATTGTGGGATCTTAAAACTGAGGTAACGCATGTATCAAATTGATGCTCCGGGCGCAGTGAGTTCGTTGCCGCCGCCCGCGCCGGCTGGCACGCCAGGCTACTTTACCGGGGGCGACCCGGCAACGTCGACGCCGGCGACGATCCTGGATTCGGATTGGTTCAATGCAGTCATGATGGAACTGATCAATGTCGTCGAGGCTGCTGGTATTCAGCTCGCAAAAGCCGACAACACGCAGTTGCTCCAGGCCTTGCAGAAGCTGTGCCTGCCGCAGGCAGGTGTGTCATGTTTCTCGGTCAAACAGCTGACCGCGCAAGCGTTCAGTGCGGGGGTGCCGTCCACCGTGAACTTTCAGGCGAAGCAGTTCGATGACCTGAACGAATTCAGCCTCGTGAGCGGGTTATTCGTTGCAACGAACCCGGGTTTTTACAGCTTCAATGCGTCGATTCACGGCACGTCCAACGGAACCGCGAATCGGATTCTTGACCTGTATGTGAACAACGTGCCACGTGTGCGCATGCAGGAGGCTGACGGGTCGGTGCTGAGCTCGTCGCTCGCAGGTTCATCGGGTCCCGTGCAGCTTGCCGCTGGTGACAACGTACGCGTGGTCTATTCGACGTCGGTTGCGGACACGCTCGACACTGGCGCCACGCTCACATATTTTTCCGGCGTTCGGGTCAAGTAGCAGCATTCGTTGATTCCTCGCATGGAGCCACCCTCTGGGGTGGCTTTTTTGTTTCTGGCGCCAAGCGCCATCGATTTGGATGTGACCTCCCATGACGACGGGTGTTGGCAAACAGCTCAAAGATTTCGACCCAGCGGCGGCCGCATCGGATTCGGACATCCTCTTCTCGGCGCAGGCTGGCTTCGAGAAGAAGATGACTGCTGCGCAGCTGGCGGTTTACATGCAGGGCAAGGTCATCCAGAACAAGAACGTTGAGACGTTCATTCCGGGTGATGGCGTGACGCCCGGCACGTTTCTCCCTGGCGGCGCGTCGATCACCCTGGCGAATGGCTATGGGTCGATCAACAACATTGATGTTTTCGCCGAGGGAGCGCCGCAGCTCGACTGCACTCTGACCGGGAATGTGCTCGGCTTTCCCAATGGGGGCATCCCGAACGTTTCGAAGATCACTGTCAAGGGAGCGTTGACGGTGCCGGTTGGTGCGATTGGCGCGGGCGCGGTGGGTGATGAGCAGCTCGCGAACGGGTCCCGCATCTTCTACATCAACAAAAACACGCAACTTACGCCGGACTATTACGAGTGCGTTGCAGACTGGAATGGAGTGTCCGGGACCGACAACACGCTCAACCTGCAGCGGCTCGTTAATGCTGTTGCTGCGATCGGAGGCGGAGAAATCGATCTCGGCGCCGGCGGATTCTTCGCGTTGAAAAATCTCGTCATCCCGGATGGTGTCCGGATCTACGGCCGGGGCCGCTATCGCTCGGGGCTCGTGACTCTCAATGTCGCTGGCACGGGCACTCTGAACGGCGGCGTTTTTCAGGTTGGAAACTCGTCGAAGCTCAGCGAAATGACGGTCTCATCCGCGACGCCGATGACCGGCGGTGCTCTCGTTCTTCTGATGGGAAACCTCGCGGAAATCAGCGACTTCCAGATGACGAACTACTACACCGGTATCGTTGCCGGAACGTCCGCGTTGGAAGTTGTGGGAGCCAAAGTAGCTGACGGGAACATGTTCAATCCGTCGTTGACGCTGGGTGGATGCGCAATCATCGCGGCGAACTTCGGGAACATGCTCATCGAGGACGTCATCGGCGCAGGCCCGGCCTCCGGAATCCAGCCGTTTGGAGGGTTGCGCGTCATCAATGGCGACACCCTGTTTTCCTCGCGGGTGAACTTCACCAAGCACGGCGCCGCACTTCTGCTTGACCCTGCCGCTGGGCAGAACATCTTCTCCGCAGTTTTCTCGGACAGTGATTTCGACAGCGCTTATGGACAGGCGTCCGGTCAGATCGCTCCGGTGGGTGGTGGGGTGTGGGGCGCAAAGTTCTCCAATTGCTGGTTCGGGTTGGGTAATCAGGACGGCCTGCTGATCACCGACGCGGGAGGCGGTACCGTGGACGGCGTCGGTCTTTCGAACTGCGAGTTTCCGAGCAACGGGGCATGCGGGCTCGATGTCTCGGGCCCGAACGTGATGAACGTCGTCGTGAATGGCGGGTGGGCCGCCGGAAACGCGTTGGACGGCTACCGGTTCACCAACGGCACGACGAAGTTTCAGCTGATCGGAGCGCGTGGTGGCCCATGCTCCGGGCGGGGTGCAAATGGCGGATACGGAGCTCGTGTCATCGGCGGCGCGAGCAACGCCTACATGATCACCAACAACAACCTGCTCGGCAACACAACCGGTGCGCTGCTCGACGGCGGAACGGGAAGTAGCAAGCTGGTCAGCAACAACCTCATCTCGTGACATCGCAAATGAAACGATTCCTCATCGCACTTATTGCCGGGGCTATTTCCGTTGCCTCTACCGCTGCGACGTACGTTCCCGTCCAGCTGCTAAATCCGCTCGGGTCAACGAGCGGTCAGGCGATCGTATCGACGGGGGCGTCGTCGTCGCCTGCCTGGTCCTCGATCGTCGATTCGGTTGTGGCCGGCTCCGGGGTTGCTGTCAGCGGCGCCACCGGCAACGTCACCGTATCAGTTGCGACGAATGGTGTTGCGCTCGGCCAGATCGCGCAGCAGGCCGCGAACTCCGTGCTCGCAAATGCGACGAGTTCGACGGGTAACGTGACCGCATTCACGATGCCGAGCTGCAGCAGCTCGGCAAACGCGCTGCAATGGGCGAGCGGCAGCGGATTTGCGTGCAACTCGAGCATCAATGCGGCGAGCCTCGGTGGCACCGCGGCCGCATCCTATGCTCTGCTCGCCTCGCCGTCGCTCACCGGCACGCCGACGGCACCGACCGCGACCACCGGCACGAACACGACCCAGCTCGCGACGACGGCGTTCGTCAACAGCTCGATCACGGCAGCAACCGGACGCCTGCTGAATGTGCAGGTTTTCAGCACGCCGGGTAGCTACTCCTACACGCAGACCACTGGCACGACGAGGGTCTTGGTGCGTGTGCAGGGCGCTGGCGGGGGTGGGGGCGGCTGTTCTCCGACCAGCTCGTCGCAGGCATCCGTCGGCGGCCCTGGCGCCGCTGGCGGGTATTCCGAAAGCTATATCACCAGCGGGTACAGTGGCGTCACCGTCACGGTAGGGGCCGCTGGTACCGCAGGCGCGGTATCGAGCAATGGCGGTAACGGAGGGAACTCTTCGTTTGGCTCGCTCGTTACTGCGAATGGCGGGTCGGGCGGCGCAGCTGGTGCTGCGAGCAGCGTCCCGTACTTGGTCGCAGGTTCTGCGGGTGGAAGCGCGTCCGGCGGGAGCCTACTGAATGTCACGGGAGGGGGCAGCTCGCCCACGGCGGTCGCATCGACGGCTATTGTGTCGTCACTTCCAGGGACGTATAGCATCCTCGGCGCCGGCGCGACGGCGCGCGTCACCACCACCACCGTTACGGGGACGGCTGCAACCGGGTTTGGCGCGGGCGGCAGTGGGTGCGCAAACGCTGCAAGCCAAGGTTCGGGCAATACCGGCGGCGCAGGCAGTGGCGGAATCGTCGCGGTCTATGAGCTGAATTGAGCATTCAGCGTCCACTCGCTGAGCAAATGGTAATATCGCGCTTCCGAAAAGCTATTTTGGAGGCGCTTCTTGAAAGCCGAGTTTCCCTGTCCGGTTTGTGATTCAGCGTATACGCTGCACGTCCAGGATGTCGTCGGGCGCCGCACCAGAAAAGCTTACCCTCAATGGTTCTGCATGGATTGTCGAAGCTTCTTCCACAGGACGGGATATGTGGAGGACTCGGGGCAGCAGTTGAAAGACTTCGAATTCCTGTTTGCTGATAGGGAAAATCACTACGCGTTGCAGAGCCAGTTGGTGCTCGAGCTCACGACCCTTGTGCCCGGTGTGCAGACGGTGCTGGAGATCGGTCACGGTGCGGGATTTTTCCTCAAGGCGTGCGCCGATTACGGATTGACGGCTACGGGCTTCGAAGTAAATCCGCATTGCCATCAGTTCGCCGTCGAGCACCTCAAGGTGGATAGCCGCCTTGGACTGTTTGATGACAGTCATGATCAGCGATATGACCTGATTGCGGCGGTTCAGGTGTTCGAGCACCTCGAAAAGCCGCGTGAGCTTTTTTCACTGATGCGGCGACATCTTAATCGAGACGGCGCAATCTACATCAGTGTTCCGTTTGTTGAGCGGAATCAGTGGAAATTCCTCTGGAACGCCGATCGGCTTGACGAAAAGCACCCCGCTGATGTGTTCTCGCATAATGACGTGCATATCACGAACTTCAGTGTTGAGGGCATGAAGCACATGGGAATGAGTCTAGGCGCACGAAGTGCCGAGTACTTCATTTCGAAGGATGTTTATAAGAATTCACCAGGCTCCTATCACGGAGTACTGTTCAGGTTCTAGAAGTATTGAATCAGCGAGAAACCGCCGTCAGGCGGTTTTTTTTCGCCTATAAGCCGAGCCGCCTACGGGCGGCTTTTCATTTCCGGGGGATGAATGTCGGACAACGCATCGGGGAACGCGCGCGTCGAAGAGCGGTTCCGGGCAGGAGAGAAGCGCTTTTCAAGGCTCGAGCGGCGCATCGACGCCAGCGACGAAGCCGTGAAGGAGCACCTTCAACGGCAGGACGAGAAGATCGACTCGATTGTCGCGTCAGTCTCAAAAATTCAGACGAACACGCAATCGATGGTCGACACGTGGGAGGGCGGTGCACGTGTCGTTCGCGCGTTGTGCCGCCTCGCCGATGCATGGCGATTCCTGGTGCGGCATGTCGCCGGTCCGACGATCGCGTTCGGCACGGTCGGCGTGATCGTCTTCCGCTACATGAGGCACGAGGCGATTCCCGATTGGGCGAATGCGGTCGTGAAACTTCTTCTGGGCTGATCATGACACCACAAACCCTTTCCGCAGCACTGCAGATCCCGATCGCGCTCGCGACACCATGGGCCGATCCGTTGTCGGCCGCGATGGCGCTGTATGCAATCGATTCGCCACCGCGGCAGGCCGCGTTTCTCGCGCAGTGCGGCCACGAGTGCGGTCGTTTCCAGTGGCTCCGCGAGCTCTGGGGGCCGACATCCGCGCAGCGCGCATACGAACCGCCTGCCGCAAAGGCTGCCGAGCTGGGCAACACGCAGGCGGGCGACGGCTTCCGGTTCCGCGGCGGCGGCCTCCTTCAGATCACGGGACGTTACAACTTTCGCGTAATGGGACAGAAGATCGGCGTCGACCTCGAGGGCAACCCCGACCAGATCGTTCAGCCGAGCATCGCGGCCGAAGCGTCTGCGCAATTTTGGGCGGATCGCGCTTTGAGTGCGTTCGCCGACGCCGGCGACTTCCTGTCTATCAGTCGCGCGATCAACCTCGGTAACCCGCGCTCGACGGCTACGCCGAACGGCATGCCCGACCGCCTGGCGCTCTGGAATTCGTGCAGGGCGGCGCTCGGCGTCGCAATTTAACCCGCCGCACCCCGCGGCATTTCAGGAGAAAACCCACATGAACCCGTGGATGAAGTTCATCGCAGCTGTCCTGCTGTTCAGCGCCTGGCTCGCGCTGGTCCTGCTGCATTACGTGCCGCCCCAGTCGTTTGTCGATGCGGTCGGTTACACGCTGGCCGGCCTCGGTGTCTATCACGCAACGGCTGGTTCGGTCGGGCCGAATGTGACCGCACTGACGGGCACGGCCGTACTCGGTGCAGCCGAACTGGACAAGCCTGCATCGCCGCCGGCGGTGGTCTCCGTTTCCGGGACCGTATCGGCGGTGCCGGCACCGCCGATGCCGCAGGCGGCCCCGGCGCCGACGATCCAGTGATCCGCGCTGCGATCGCGATAGCCGCATGTCTCGCGCTCGCTGGCTGCGATTCGCTCCGATATGCCGGCATCGCTCGATACGAGGTATCGCCGCTTGTCGACGCCGCTGGCACGCCGGCCGGCTGCTGCGTGCTGCGCGTCTGGAACGGTAAGCAGATGGCGACCGTCGAGGCGACGTTTGCGCATCAGTCCGACAACAGCTATTCCATCTCGCTCCGCGAAACCGACGTCGAAGCATTCGCAGGGCAAGCAACCGCCGCGTCCGCGGCATCCGATGTCGTCGGCGCGGCCGCGGCCGCCGCAGTGACGGCGCTCAAGACCCTCAAGTAAGGAAATCCCATGAAGCGTTTTTCGATGCTGCTCGCGGCAGGCATTGTCGCGTCCGTTTCCATCCTCTCCGGCTGTAAATCGGCGCCCGCGCTCACGTTCCCGCAACAGGTCGCGATCGCGTGCGGCGCGGCGAACGGCGAAATCGCCATCCTGAAGGCCGACGGCGTATTCACCGGCGGTGCGGCCACCGCGCTGGACAAGACCGTCAAGCCGGCAATCGCGAAGGCATGCGCGATCGGCGCGACCGTGACGACGCCGGATCTGCAGACGATCGTCAACGACACATTGCCGGCGATCAAGTCGCTGGTCGACGCGTCGGATCTGCCGAACAAGACGTCGGCCGATGCTGCGATCGACACGGCGATCCTCGCGTTCAATGTGGCGATCTCGATGAACCAGGCGGTCGCAGCGCCGCCAGCGGCCGCGTCCACGCCGCTCGCGGGGAGTGCGCTGTAATGAAGCCGATCCGCGTTGCACTGAGCGGCAGCGGATTTCGCCTCGGCGCGCACATCGGCGCGCTGCAGGCGATCGAGAATGCCGGCTATACGGTCATCGAGCTCGCCGGCACGTCCGGCGGTTCGATCGTCGCCAGCTTGTACGCGAGCGGCGTCCCGCTCGACGTGATGCGGCAAATGCTGTTGGAGGTGGATTGGTCGCGGATGATGAGCTTTTCGCCATGGACGCTGATTCGTCGACAGGCTTTATGCAGCGGCGAGGCATTGCTCGAGTATCTGACCGGGGTAACCGGTGGCAAGACATTCGCGGAGCTCGAAATCGATCTGAGGGTGATCGCGACGGATCTTCTAAGTGAGCGGGAGTATCAATTCTCTCGCGAGACGACGCCCGATATACCGGTTGCACTGGCGGCGCGCGCGAGTGCATCGATTCCTATCGTCTTCGCGCCGGTTGCGGTCGCGGGCGGTTTGTTCGTCGACGGCGGTATGTGTGACAACATGCCGGTAAGCGACCTGGCGGCCGACGATGTGCCGCGAGTCGGGATCTTTCTCGAATCCGACGATTCGCCGCTTCTGCCAGGCAGGTATGGGATCGCGACGCTCGCGCCGCGGATGATCGACGTCATGCTCGCCTCAAACGAGGACGCGCGTTTTGTGCTCGACCGGCTCACGGGCGCGACGTTCGTGCGAGTGCCGACCGGCTACGCCAGTTCGTTCGACCGCCATATGTCCATCGAGACGCGGCAGCGCCTGTATGACGATGGTTATCGAGCGACGGAGGGCGCGCTCGCGGAAATGCTTGCGGAGGCACATTGA